CAATAAAAAATTCAAACGTATCGGGGCTTGTTTGAGGGATGTTATTGATTAATTCTACAACTTCTCTTTTTTTAAGAATTTGTAATTGTATTTTACTGGTAGGGGTAATAAGAGTTACAATTTGATTTTCTATATCAGCCGGGTCCCCTACAAGAGTTCTTAAAAATATAGAAGAGTTTCTTACCCAACGTCCGTCAGAAACTTTTAGTACTTGTCTGGAAGGATAAATTACATCTGATTTTTTATTAAATAAAAGCTTAAAAAAGAGTTCGTACGAACTTTCATTTCCCTTATTATTATAAAGAGATTTAAGTTGCTTTACTGTAAACCTTTGATCCGAGGTAAGCGTTCTAGGTATTTTTTCCCCGTAAAGTTGCAAAAATCTTTCAATAAAAGAATTTATAGTAGTGTCTATATCATTATATGATCTTTGATTTTGAATGAGTTCTTGCGCATATTGATCCTGTTCCAGGTATTCATAGTAAGCTCTTAAGAAAGCAACAAAAGTGGTATAATCACTTCTGATGAACTCAGGAAGTTGATTTTGAAAAACCTTAGAAAGCTTTTGTTTTATTCTTGTTGTGGTCATACAGTAACTGCAGAAACTGATATAGTAATGCCTTGCTCTACGGATGCATCGGTATTTTTAATGCTGCTATCATAAGTTATTATCTCATTTCTCACTGGAACTATATCAAAACTTTCTCGCTGATATGTTGCGTAAAATTTTATATCAAAATAACCCGATGCAAAAGCTACAGGGGTAAATTTTTCTAAAGTTAAAATACCGGTAGCATAATCTATTTGACCGATATTAGTAATTTTTAATTCTGTAAGGGTATTGAAAATAGCTACCGTTCCTACCCCGTCATAATTAACAGGAGAGGGTGCAATATCTTTAATAATTACTGTTGTAGCAACCCCTGAAACATTTATAAAAAATCTTGATGATCTTAAATCTCCTGGGTGCACTCTTCCATTAAATTTAATTGTGTTTGCGGATTTAAAACTATTTTCCACATTAAGAATAGGTACTACCTCACGCATACCGGTAACATCAACGGTAGTACTTAAAATAGAGGAATCAACACCGCTTATAGTTTCTACAAGATCAGAAGCGTAGAAGCTTTTATCAAATTTATTTAAATAATTGTTAAAATAATCAACAATAGCGCTTCTAATTTGACTATTAATAGTAGAAGAGGTAGAGTCTGTTCTAACATTATCATACTTTACATTAACCTGTAAATTAACATATAAAAAGTTAGGATCTACAAATTCTGGATTTATAGTAAGTGTTTGTTTTTTATCTAAAAGAACATTTAAAATTTCATTTTTAGTAGCAAGCGGTATTGTAGCACCGTAGAAGGGCTTGGCCGAAATAAAAACTTTACCGTAAGTAGGAGGATCATTTTCCTCCCCACCCCACACTGTAATAGTTTCTATATCAGGATATGAACTTCTAATAATAGCTGAAAAGTCACCAGCTGTTACGGCTCTATTTCTTGAGGTATTAAATAACGGGGCGTTAAATTTAATTGATGTTATTGACTCTTGAGCGGCACCCCCCGACGAAGGCGATAATGTGGTAATGGTAATATTGGTTGAACCACCGATAGCTCCAGAGGCTGCAAAGGTCTGGGTGGTAAATATATTAGACACATTACCAGCGGTGCCTTGAGTGACGAGGTACTCTAATATAACAATGTTTCCGGCGGCTAGTTTTTTGCCGATAACACCGTCACCAAAATAAATTTGATAGAAGCCTAGCGGGTTTTGCTCTAAAAAATAAACTTTAGAATCCGAGGTTAATAAAGAAATATCATCAGCTTTTGTATACACCTCTAACGTAGAGTCAGAAGAAGAGGTTTGAATTTTTACAGTAAGTGTAGTGGTATCAACACCGTTGTTAGGTATTTCAAATTTTTCCCCCGGGCCAGGATTAGCAACTGTATAGCGATATGTTAAAGGTGTGCCTTCTTTAATTTCTAGGCTTTCAAATGTATATACACCGTTGGTAGGGGTAATGGTTACATCTTCTGTTGTTACAAATGTAAAGGCAGTTTCACCAACAGTGGTAGTAAACGGAAAAAATTTATCTATCGTTAAAGAAGCAGGACTACCGGGGGGACTATTTACTGTGAGATCGACAATAGCAGTTGCGCCTCTAGCAGAGTACGGTGTGTATCCTAAATGTTTAGCTATTGATACCGCTGACTCTCTCTTAACAGCTGAATCTAAAAACATCTCATTAGCAAGCATATTTGCTAGATAAGCATTGTAGTGGGTATTATATGACAAGACATCTAAAAGAACTGATAGACTAGAGCCTTCAAAATCATAGTCAGTAAACTCATTTTGGCTTTGTAAAAATGTTTTTAAGTTTGTCTTGATTTCATCAAAATCAAGCTCTGCTATTCTTAGATTAGGCATTATCTTAGTCTATTTAAAGTGGTTGTTACTGTAATAGGTCTTTCAAAATTATTAAGCGCAAACTCTACCGTTACATCTATAGAGTTCTCATCCGGTTTATCAATAATTGAAAGGTTTATTAACCTTGCCCTGGGCTCGAATTTTTCTAAAGTGTCTTTAATGGTTTGTTCCATCGCAGACCGTATGATTGGATTATAATTTTCAAACAATAATGATGATATTTGACACCCTATTTCAGGGTGAAAGGGGCGTTCGTAGTTTTTAGTTAATATTAAATTACGAACAGCTGCCTTTACCGCGTTTTCATTTGATATTTTAGCAACATCATATGAAACTGGGTGCTTGGTGAAAAGCAGATTAAAATCTGAAAAATCTCTAACTGTTCGGTTAATTGTAATCATAATTATATTTATGTCAGTTTGCAAACGTATCGGAAGAACCGGTTGCGGCGTGTCCGCAAGAAGCTTGATCTCCCTGTCTACAAACTCTTATTCCTCCCGCAAAAACATTAGTAGATGCTTGAGTCATTGTTGGATTAGCGTGTAAGCCGGTACCGTGTCCTTGTACTGCATCTCCAAGTACCGCTACCAAACTTCCATTGCAATATACGGAAGATTGACCGCCGCCTAAAATTGTACCACCGGCTGTATCAACTCCAACTCTAGCTACCCCTGGCATTATGCTAGACTCGTTAGCCCGGTGCTATGTCTTTTATCATTTAAAAATGTAAGCAGCTCCCCCCTGTTGGCAGCATCACTTTTATAAGACACATGGATCCAGGGCATACCGGTTCCATAGGTTTTATACTCTAAAAGAAACTGATCGTATTTTAAAAGAGGGGCAATTTTTTTAGCAATTTCAAAATAGTCTGATTTAGCTGCCCCTTTAAACTGCATATCTACCGCTAAACCTAATGGGTGTTGGGATGTTGAGGACGATGAGCCAGCCTGTCTAAAGGCAGATGTAACAAACATGTTTGGAAATACCGCTAAAATAGGCTCTAAAATGTTTAATGCTACCCCTTGTAAATTAAATACTATTTCCCCGTAAGTAAGACCGCGCTGGGCTACCACCGCGGTTCTAGTAACTGCTGCTTTAGAGGAAAGCATACCTAATGTATAATGTTTTGATAATTGATAATTTTCTGGCAAATAAGTTTGATTTTTAAGAGAGGGATCAGGTGTAGCAACCTTTGGGGTACCGGGTGCTGGAGATGCTTTTTCTGACTCAACTACTACCGTGGGTGTAGTTTCTTCAGCAGCTGCTATACCTGTTTGTTCAATCTCTTTCTTTTGTTTATCGGCTTCAGCAGGATTGGATGCATCCTCAGTTTTATAAGAAGATCTATCTAAGTAGTTAGGTTGAACCGGGTCTGGGATAGTAGTAGTTTCTTGTGCTTTTCTAATATCAGTAAGCAATCCAATATTTGAAGACTGAGCATATTTTGAATCTTTTGAAGAAGCAGCAGTACCAGACTGCATGTAAAAAGCAGAACCATCATTATTAATTGTACCCCCGGCTTTTATATTATGTGTGCTATCAGTCTGTACAAAAGTATCTTTTGATCTTACAAAATGGCTCTTTAAGGCTTGGGAGTAAATATTATTATTGGCTTTAAAATTAATATCAGTAGATGATAGAAAAGCATTTACATCGCCTTTAAGGTTCAAGTTTACATCAGCTTCTATATTTACGTTAGCACTGTGTAGATTAATTTCTTCTTTTGCAGAAATGTCAACCCGGCCGGCGGCCTGCATGGTAATATCATTAAAACATTTAAGGTTAACGTCACCCTCAACCTCTATGGCTGCGTCTCCTCCAATAAAAACTTTTACTTCGCCTCTAACTGAAACGGACGCTGACCCGGTAATTGAAATATACCCGTTTTTGTCAACAATTTCATATGAACTACCTTTTGTTCGACGTACAATTGAGCCGTTGGCATCTATTTCAAAAAAAGTACCTGATTTATGATATACATGTATACGTTCGGCCCCGGGTGTATCATCCAACTCTACAATATGACCGCTTTCAGACTGAATGGTTTTATTATAAGGATATTCGGCATTAAACGGTATCGTAGGTTGTTCCCAGCTTTGCCCATTTGGAAGTTGAATACCAGTTAAGCGTTCTTTAGTTTTTTCTTGGACTACAGTACCACTAACCTCCCCTTGCGCCAGTCTATTTACCTCAGACTTACCGCTATACTCTTTTGTGGGGTAGGTTGCAGTTGGATCAATAAAACCTTTAGTTTGAGTAATTAATTTTTCTTGATTTTCTTCTGCTTTTATGTTAAAGTTTCTAGCTTCTGTAAATGCTTTACTAGCAATAGATGATGAAAAAGCTGCGTCAATTTGTGAACCAGTCAGAATGGCTGGGTTAGGGATTGTCTGAGGCGGTATAACCCCTTTAGTAAATAGATCATTTACAAATCCTGTAAGCCTAGAATCTATTCCTTTTGTTACACCATTTAAAACTGCTACAGAAAGATTATCTTTTAGAGTGTTTAAATTTATAGCGCTTGCAAGATCAGGGGGTAAGCTATTTTCTAAATTATAAAGTACGTTAAATAAAAGCTTGTTGGTAGTAGATTGAGCAAGCTTGTTCTCAACCAACGACCCTATAGTACCTTTAATTGTATCAGAATTAAAATTCTTAGCTACCAAATCAACAGGGTTATTTGGCCCAATTATTTTGGCAGGAATATCAGTTAGTTGTTGATTACCGGTTTCATCAATACTTTTAACAATTGATGGACTTTGCTCCAGCACCGCTTTTTCTATAGCTTGATTTACAATTACCCGGGCTGTAGGAGGTAATTTAGTAAAGTCAACCGTGCTTGATATTCTATCAAACAGGGTTGATGCTAGATTTTGAGATACTTGTTCGCTCATCCTATTAGACTGTTAAGATCTTTCTTTTCGTTTTGATATCTTGTTCTTACTCCGGCGATTATGTTTTGACCGCTGGACTTAAAGAACGATTCTACATTTTCTATTTTATATTTTGAAACTAACTCTACTATATCTTTGTCTGATAACTGGGCTTTGTCTTTTAACGGCTCTGTAAATATACTTGTTTTATTAGGTCCAAATTGTACTGCTGTTGACCAGACTAGATCTTGAACGGCAGGGCCAAATTGAGTTAGATCTAACCCCTTGCGCTTGAGGTTATTAATCATAACATCATAATATTTTGTTTGCGTATAGTCGTGCTGATCTTTTTTAAATTCTTCTGTCTTTGTCGAAGCAATTTCTTTCCATTTAGCATCGAACGCCGGGGTAGCTGGTTTTAGACCTTCAAATAAAGAACCAAATTTAGAGTACTGAAGGTAAGATAGTAATGGGGAATTCTTACCAGAAGGTCTAGCTTTACCACTAGGCGTAAGCGGGGGTAAATAAGAAGCAAATTGATAAGTTCCGTACGATGCCCCTCCAAAATCATTTGAGGTATTATAGGCATTTATTGTACCAGGGCCTTTGCCCCCGGTTTCATATTTTTCTGATGTCTTACCCAATTCCCAACCCGGTACCGGAGGCACGCCTGATTTAACTGGATTACCCGATCCGTCTACAACAGGATTACCAGAACCATCTACTATATTACTTGTTCTTGTATTCTCAACTTCTTTTACTTCTTCAACTTGTTTAAAAGCTATTGTTGGTGCTTTGCTTCCAATGGTACCAAATATAGCGGGCTGCTGCATATCATTACCGTCTAAAAAGAAACCTATAACCCAGGTACCGGGCATAGGTCCCACTGGTGCTATACCAATACCAGATAAGGCTGCTGAATTAATTGGTTGTATCGGTATTGCCCAAGGTAAATCTTCGGTAGGTATATCTATTTTACTGTCGGAATGATATCCGTAGATACGCACTCTTACTCGACCCATTTTTTCTGGGTCCATACGGTCTTCCACCACACCTAAAAACCAAACAAAGCCGTCTTGATTAAAAATTTTCATATTGTACTATTAAGAGCATCTTTAACAATTTCCATTGTCATAGTATGCTTGTAAAGATTGATTTTATGTCTGAGTGCAGTAATGATATAATTACCTGAGTAGTATTTATCCTCGTTGGTTTTAGTTGAGTCTGAGCTTGCTTTCGGTGAAACATCAGGAAAGCTAAAATAAATCATTGCTCCAACCTCGGCATCGGTTCTACCTGGCACAGTAAGATTTAATTTAAAGTTAGCTAGCTCCATCATATTAGACATTCTATTTCCATAAATGTCTGGCATTCTTTCATTTATATTTTTTTCTAAATTATGTAGACCAGGATGAATAGGGTAAAATTTTATGTTTGTAATAGGGTTACGTGGTGTTTCGTTAGCAAAGATAGGTATGGATTTTGTACCCTGGGAGTGTTGGTAAGTTTTAAATTTCTCTACGTGATCATAATCATGAAATTCATATTTTTTATTAACAACATCTAAAGTTATAAGCCTGTTGGCTAAATAGCCGTTGCTATAATTTTGTAAATGATCAGATGTCTTTACTACATCAAATTGTTCTACCTGAAACATTTTTTCATTTAAGTCATCAGTGCCCCTAGCCACATTATTAGGTGCATAATTGTATTTACCAAGTGTTAGCTTACCGGTTAAATTATTAAGATCAAAAATTGATTCTACTGAACCGAAATAGAACTTTTTGTTAGTTTCAAAAAATAAAAAATTACAGGCTTTACCTTCTTTAGGTATTGCCTTGCTTGCGCAAAAATTAATACACTTAAAAGGTGTCCAGCCCGGGCTAACAAACTTAATTGAATTTTCTGTCTTGGTAAATATTTCTAAAGCAGTAGAATAGGTAGAAAGCTTTAAACTCTCCCCGCTTGCTTCTAAAGTTCTTTCTGTTTTTAAATAATCTTCATACAGCCTTTTAACAACTTCGTCTATTTTACCTGAAAAGCTTTTAGAGAGTGAGGTTAGAGTATCAATTACCGCCTCTTTAGATATAAAATGCAAGGTATAGAGCTGGGTGTTAAGATCGGTTACAATAGCCCTATCACTAACAGCAAATATTCTAAACATCTTATAAATGTAGGAATCCAGTGAGGGGGTGCGAATTTTCATTACTAAATACTCGTCACCAACAATTGGCATTTCTTTAATTAAGTTTGTACTGTCAGATAATTGAATATTACCGTGTACAAAATTAGAGAAAATATCTTCGTAAAGATTAAGTTCAGAAAGGTAGTCTTTTATGCTATTGTACCTTCCATCAGTAGTTACAATAGCCAATAATTCTATATCTACGGCCCCAGCGGACTGTAAAGGTACTAAAGCGTTAGGTGTTGTCATTTGTTAATAACGCTATCAAACTCACTAACAATAGTTGAAACTAACTCGGACTTAATAATTTTAATTCTTCTTTTTTCTTCATTAAGTCTATCTTCATAAGTAAAATTTGAAATAGGTGTTGAGCCTACTTCAGTGCTATTTACAACATACCCATTGACATCCTCAAAATGATGGGTGGCGTAAATGTTAGCATATTTACCTTCGCAAAAGCGCACTAAAGAATTAGTATCTAACGGCCAATCAAATCTAGGATCTACTATTTCATTAGCATGTAAAATAACCCAGTGAAGGGTCGGGTCGTTATAAAAGAGATCAGCTAAAATTTCAGGCGTTTCACCATCTCTAACATCGTACGTATCAAAAAAAGCAGTATTATTTACAATCTCAGAAACAAAAGCATTACGCCTTAATATATCAGGTACTACTTGCCCGGTGCGATAGTCATCTAAGGTGTATGAAATTTTAGGAAATTTTTCAAAATAAGACATTAGTACCCTTCCTTAACTCTTTCTTTTGTTAAAATTTCCACTTCTTGGAATGTTAGCGACATTCTTACTTCTACCGGTTTACCATCATCAAACGTTGAGTATGCATCACCACCATAATCTACATTCATACTAGTACATACACAGGATGAAATTTTGTTTAAAAATTCGTTTTCTCTATCTCTATAATAATATTTAATTTCAAACTCTGAGGGGTAAATATAAAAAAGCCCTGAGGCAGAAAGCTCCGGATGCATATGAAACTTAAATAGGTCAATAATATTTTTTACATTTTGCATTTCTGCCGGGCTTGCAGGCATAAAGGTGTGACGAAAATTAAATGTTCTAAAATCTACTGACTCAAAAAACTGTTCTTTAAAAGAGTTAGTTTTTTGTTTTGTACCGAGCTCTAAGAGTCTACCCCCCTGGGCCACGCCTACGTTTTGTACTGCTTTTACTATACCGGTAATCATAGCGGCGGATGCATCTTTAGGTAAATCAGGTGAAAAAGTATCAACAGCTGAAGACCCCCCTGCAAGAAGTCCCCCTAAAGTGCCTACTGATTCAGACTGATAATTTATGTTATATTTTACGCTAGGTGTTTCTTGAATGTGTAAAGTAATTACATCGGATAATCTTTTTAAAGTATCTTCTTTTAATATACCGGCTTTTTGAAGTACTTTAGAAGAAGCATATCCCGCAAAGGCCCCAGTTGCAGTACCAATAATAGCTTTAGTTGTTTTAGTTTTGTCTCCAAGGCCAGACAGAACACCGGACAAACCCCCGGCCTGGGCACCTGTGATGGTGCCTGAAGCTGTAATAGCTCTACCTGTCTCGTTTGGATTTAATCTATTTTGGCCTTCACCAACTCTTACATTATTAAAAGTTTCTTGAAATCCCCCGTTACTTTTATTAAATTTAGACTTACCTCTAACATTAATAAAAAAAGCAATGTAATGTTGTAAATCATCGTTTACACCTAGACCTAGGGGGTAGGTATGATTAGCTACTTTATACTTGTTTCTTGCAATATTTTGAAATTTAGACTCAAAAGATCTCCGTCTTTCATCTACGGCATCGGTAGGAACAGGGGAGTAAGCCATTAGATCTCCGATAAATATGAATGATAATGTAATATTTATACTGTATGTACAAGACAACTTATAAAGGACGTTACAGGCTCAGAAACTATCCAAAATATAAAGGAGACACAACTGATATAGTTTACAGGTCTTCTTGGGAGCTAAAGTTTATGAGGTGGTGTGACACAAATGATTCCGTACTTGAATGGGGCTCGGAGACCGTTATCATACCGTATGTCTCCCCGGTAGATGGAAAAATACATCGCTATTTTGTAGATTTTTTTGTAAAGATTAAAAACAAAGACGGTACAATTCAGAAATATTTAGTAGAAATAAAACCTGAAAAATTTACAAAGCCTCCAGAAATCCCTAAAAAGAAAACTAGAAAATTTATTGATGAGGTTTTTCTTTATGGCACCAATCAAGCAAAATGGAAAGCTGCTAACGAATTCTGTTTTAACCAAGGCTGGAAATTTTTAGTGCTAACCGAAAAAGATTTAGGTATAAGTTAATTAAATGGCAAACGTATTTGATACACTAAGAACTAAAGCTGGTGACACCCAGCGCTCGGTGCAATGGTATCAAACCCAAGTTAGAAAACTTGGCTCTATTAACCGTAATAAGCTATTAAGAGAAGGTAGGCTTACCAATGTTATATTGCCTGGTAAGATGTACATGTTTTTTTATACGCCAAAGCATAAAGAAACCCTACCTTATTATGATTTGTTCCCTCTAGTGCTACCGTTTAGAAAAGTACCAGGAGGATTTTTCGGGTTAAACTTACATTACTTACCTTATATTATTCGTTTTAGAATATTAGGAATTTTATCTGATTATGCAACTGATGAAAAAATTGTTGAAGAGACAAGATTAAGATTAAACTGGAAAATACTATCTAGTACATCCAGATTAAAACCGGTTCAAGCTTGTGTGAAGCATTATTTGTTTGAAAATGTAGATTCCAGATTTTTAGAAATACCGTACCCCGATTGGGTGGTAGCCTCTCAACTTCCAGTAGAAATGTTTGAAAAGCAAAACAAATCCGATATCTGGAACGATTCAAGGAAAAAATTCTAATGCCAGCTCACTATTCTTTACAAAAATTTAAATCCCAGGTATTGGGTAAGGGATTAGCTAAACCTAATCGTTTTGAGGTCTTTATACCACCACCACAAGGGTTACAAAGCGGGCGCGCGGGGGGTGATATAGTCTCGCTACTATGTGAACAAGCTAGTTTTCCAATGCTTACAATTAACACTAAACCTTTTAAAATATATGGACCATCTTACCAACGCCCAACAGGTATTGAGTATGGTGGGGAAGGGTTACCCTTTACCTTTCATGTGGATAGAGAAATGAAGGTTAAAACATTTTTTGACGAATGGATGCAATTAATTGTTAATAAAGATACCTTTAATGTAACTTATCAAAGAGAGTATATTACTGATATTACAATTAAACAATTAGATGAGGCAGACAATGTGACGTATACAGCTGTATTGAAAGATTCTTTTCCGCGAAATTTAAACTTAATGGACTTGAATCATAGTGCACAAAGCCAGACTCATCGACTAACTGTTTTATTTGCATATAGAAAATGGACCACTGTGTCCGGTAGTTTAACAGGAGGCACTGGAACAAGCTCTCTCTTTGCTGGACCAAGATCTGTTACATTTGTATAATACTTTGGAGTGAATAATGGGATTACCTATATTAGATGTACCTACATATGAACTTGAGTTACCGTCAACTAATAAGCTAATAAAATTTAGGCCATTTTTAGTTAAAGAGCATAAAATTTTAATGACCCTTTCAGATGCTGATGGGGTTGAAATTTCTCGGGTAATAAAAGAATTAATTGACGCATGTACTTTTAAAAACTTAAACGTTGACAAGCTTTCCAACTTTGATGTAGAGTTTATTTTTCTTAATTTAAGATCTAAATCAATAGGTGAAAAAGTTGACATTATTGTAAATTGTCCTTGTGGGTTTAAAATAGATCACAGTATTAATTTAAACGATATAAAAGTAATTAGAGAAGAAAGCTTTACCAATAAAATTCAGTTAAGGCAGGGGATTGGGGTAATAATGAGATACCCTACGTTTGAAGAAAATGTTCAAATTTTAGATAATTTAAACAACTCAGTTGTGTTTGATATAGTAGCTAAATGCATTGATAGTATCTATACAGATAAAGAATTTTTTGATAGGACTATGTTTACGGAGCAAGAAGCTCAAGATTTTTTATCCCAGCTTACTAAAGCAGAATTTGAAAAGATAGAGGAATTTTTTCTTAAAATGCCAAAAGTAGTACAACAAGTAGAAACAGTTTGCCCGGAATGTAAGGGTGTAAATAAGGTAGAAATGAAAGGGCTTGAAAATTTTTTCGTATAACTCTTTCTCAGGATAATTTAGCTAATTTCTATAGAACAAATTTTTCGTTAATGCAGTTTCACAAATATTCATTAACGGAATTAGAAAATATGCTGCCCTGGGAAAGAGAGATATACGTTACATTATTAATAGATTATATTAAAGAAGAGAACGAAAAACTTAAACTTAAACAACAGCAGGCCAGAAACATATGAGTAAAAATACCGCCAGACGACTTGAAGAAATGGATAAGTCTTTATCCGGTATAAACGTTTCATTAACTAAGTTTGAAGATACTTTAAAAAAATTAGATTCATCTTTAGAGAAGATTGCTACATCTTTAGGTCGTAAAGAACAGCCATCCAAAGGCGGTTTTAATTTTAATTTATTTTCTGGTAATCAAAAATCTGTCACTAATACCGGTAATGCTGGTGGTGATAAATTGATGACTGAGCTGAGAAATGCTTTAGATAAAAATCATAAAGAAAGTTTTAAAATTTTTCAGAGTATGGAATCTCTTCTTAAAGGTATTGATGAAAAGCTCGGAAAACAAGCCGAGGGTGGTGGCGGTGGGTCTCCTTTACCGGTGCCAGTACCATCTCCCGGTACTCCCGATAAAGCAAAAAAAGGAGTTCTTGGAAAAGTAGGGAGCGTCTTGGGTAAGGTTGCACTTCCTCTTGCTGCCGTTATGGCTGGAATGGAGGCACATTCTGGTTATACAAAAGCCGGGGAAACATTAGATTTAGAACCAGGACAAGAACCAACTTTTGGACAAAAACTAGCTGGTGCGGGCGCTGGGGTAATGTCTGGATTAACCTTTGGTATGATTGATGAAAAAAAGATGGCTCACACCTTAGCGGGTACTGGAAAGGGTAAAGAGTATGCCGCAGCAGAGCAGGCAAAAATTTCCGGCTTATCGTCCGGGGGAGATATGTTTGACAGTGGCCCGGCTCCCGATCTCGGCCCAGTTCAAGCAGCAGCCCCTGAAGCTAAAACTTCTAAACCAGTTGGCTCTGCAGCAGCAGCAGCCCTGGAAGCTACGGTTTCCAAGCCTGCAGGTAAAGAGACTAAGTCTGCATCTGTATCCACACCTGCTGCATCTAAAATACCTTCAGCTTCTAAAGGCCCATCAGCTAAAGAAAAAATGCAAGGTGAAGAAAATTTACAAAAATTAGAAGAAAAAGAAGCCGAGCTTCAAACTGTTCAACGTGAATATAAAGATGAAATAGCCAAGGCTTCAGAAAAACTTGCTAATGATACTAAAAATTATCCGCAAGGTTTTATTGATGATCCTTCAGATCCAGAATACCCAAAAGAATTAAAAGCTGTTGATGATAAGTATAAACCAAAAATAGAAGCTTTGAAGAAAGAAATTTCTACACTTAGTAAGGCCCCTGGTATAGAAGGAGCAAAAAAGGCTCAAGCAGCTGCTGATGCCGAAGATGATGAAAAGCCATCTATAACCCCTAAAACAAAAGTAACTGGGGGTTCATCGGTTGAAAAAACAACCTCAACGGAAACGGTTACCGGTGGTGGAGAAACAACTTCTAAGCGTACATTAACACCGGAAGCAGAAGCTGCTCAAAAAGAGCTTGCCGGTATTGATGACAAGCAGGCTGCAGAAAAGAAACAAGTAATAGATAAATTAAAAGCAGAAGGTAAAATTACAGGAGGACCTGAAGCGTCTGATTATGAAACTATACCGGAACTAAAAGAATTAAAAACTAAACAAGATGCAGAGCTAGCAGCTATCTCTGCTAAAATTGATTCTGGTACTAACTATGAAACTTCTACAATTGCACCACCACCTCAAACCACCACTACAGCAACCACTGTCTCTTCACTTTCAGCTGAGAATAAAGACTTATCAATGGAAGCTTCTAAAGGCGGGGCACCTTCTGTAGTTTCATCTAATAATGTTCAAAATAATAATACTACCAGCTTTACCCCGTTTAAACCATTACCCCGGGGTGGCTTAAGTAGTCTCGAACGTAAGCAAGATACTGTTTCGGCATAAAAAAAGGGGCCTTGCGCCCCTTTCTTATTTTTTAGTTTCTGCTTTCTTAGGTGCTGCTTTTTTCTCAGGTGCTTTTTTCTCCACCTTCTTTACCTCTCTACATCCATCGGCTTCTGTTTGCCCGTCTTTACAGGGCTTTTTAACATTAGCTTTAACAGGAGGTTCTTGCTTTTTCTGAGCTTGCTTGGCAGGAGGTGATGCTTTTTTTTCTGCTTGGGCAAAGGTAACAGTTGTAAAAGAAAGTAAAACTGCAGTAAGTATAGTTTTAATCATCGTTAGCCAACTTTGCAAAATAGGAAAGAGATTCATCATCATCATCTAAATTAAACTCCTTTTTAGGTGCAGGCTTAGCAGCAACTGCTTTAGGTCTTTCTTCCGGGAGTTCAGTGTTTTCAGCGCGCGGGGTACCGCTAGGTGGTGAAAGAACACTTTCAAGCTTTGCTTTCAATTCCTCGTATGTTTTAAAATGTTTAGGATCTAGAAATTCTTGTAGTGAGTGTTGTTTGTTCCACACTTTTTCTAAATCACTGTCATCTTCTGAGAGGGCAGAAATACTTTCAAACTCAGATTTATCATAATTGCGATAACCTTCTACATTACGAATCTTCAGTTTAAAGTTTGCACCTTTCCAAAAATCAAAAGGATTAACTGGCTCCTCATCCTCGTACTGAGGTTGCATTGCGTCTTTAATTTTATCAAAAATCTTCTTTCCAAACTTATAGAGAAATACCTTACCTTCGTTTTCAGGGTGGGCTGGATCTTTAACAATATAAATGTTGGACACGTAGGTAAGGCGACGTTTTTGTTTGCGGGCAATATCTTTGTTTGCCTCAGTGCCTGAATTCCAAAGCTCAGTATTAAGTTCGGATACAGGATCAGGTTTACCTAAAGTCGTTAATGAATTTTCAATATACCATTTACCGGTAGGACCTTGGAAGCCATGATTCCAAACTCTTACCCAAGGTAAATCTTCACCTTTAGGTGGGGGTAAAAAACGAACCACAGCATAACCATTACCAGCCTTATCAACTTCAGGCTGCCAAAAGCGGTCGTCTTTTTGTGATTCTTGTTGCTGGGGGGTCGCAATCTTTTCTACTTCTTTCATTAAGGAGTCGAAAGTACCGCGATTCTTTTTGAGTGTTGAAAAGTCTAATGCCATGTTATTCTCCGTATATGCGTTGTATAGTTACGTATAAAATGCTTATCCACCTTATCATTATATACCTTTATTTATAGTAAATCAACTCACTACTAAGTCACTTTGGTAAAGTTCTGCTATCTGTGTATGTGGATATGACCAGAAGTGCTTGGTAATAATTTCACCTTTCCAAAGAAATTGTAACTCCTCATCCTTTAAGTCTTGTGAAATAGGGTATTGGTTATGTTCAATATGATTCATCTTTGGAATCATTACTAATTCATTTTCTGGATTCATTCTAAACATCCAGAAATGATGATCATAACCTTTTGAATAATGCCCAACGTGTTTTAATTCTCTATGTACTGAAGGTACAGAGATGAAGCCTTGTTTTGAAATCGTCTGTAAGAAACGAAAAGCTGAGGGCGGGTAATGTAAATCTTCTACAGTATGGCAACACAAACTAAAATCAAACTTACCGTGTTCATTTACAAATTCTAAAATTGGCTGCCAGGTTCTTTCTTCGTGTAAATCTAGTTGAAAATGTAAAGATGAGGATGGAAGCAGTTTGTAATCAACCGTTGCATCCACAACAGGAAGTGACCAAGGGGCGGCGGCTGCGCCAACATCTATAACAGTAAATTTTTCTTTTTTTCTTTTTTCAAGTAAAAAATGTGCTATAGGATCTCTATCTAAAAGATAAGTATAAAAGCCGGTTTGACTTTTACCGTTCCCATCGTAAAAATTTTCAAATATCACTTTTATATAATTGTTTTTCGTCTAGGTCGTATAATTCATCTTCTTCCACATCTTCATCGTCATTATCTACTAGTTCGTAAATTTGTTTACGATGCTTGCTGGTCTTATCTGAACCTTTTACAACTTTGTGAATCTTTTTTTCTCTATCAAATTCAAAACCCTTGGTCTTCATTTTAAAAAATTAATTACCTCCTTTAATTAACCCAACTACCTTATCCTTTATAGTTTGTGCCCAAGCGGGTTGTGGAACATGCCAACCTATAAAAGCGCCTACTACAATCCAAAAAATAGTTTCTAACATTAGATTTCTCCCTCTTTGTCTGGAATAACAATATAAGGCCATGCTGTAATTCTTTTACTCATTTCTGATTGATTTTGAGCCATTTTTATAAGAAAACGCTGTGTATCTTTTAGATGATCGGATAATGAAGAGACGCTATCTTGAAGTAAGCAGATTTCTTTTTCTAATTCAGAAATTCTATCCCTGGTTAAGTCCAACTGCTCTTCTAAAAATTCGGTCATATTTTTCTTTTTTAAAATTTAAAAACGGCGCGTACTTTTTAATCAGCCTGGAAAGATCTGGCCATATTAAATCTGTATTTAAAACTCTATCTAATTCGTCAGTAAAAGGTATAATTTTATTTAAGATAACTAGCGTTTCAATTGAAACATCATTCCTTAAATACATCTTTATTATATATGGATGTTGTTGATTTTGAGAAACAAGTAAATCTTCAAACTTAATTTCTTTTTTACCTGAAAAAATAATAAGTTTTTCTATTTCTTTTTCAAACGTATAGGATAAAGATTCTATACGTTTTTTCCATCCCATGTAACGATCTCTAGCTTCAGTATCAAATACCCCACCCCATCGATCACCGGATACAAAATTTGCTACTAAAAATTCTACTACGTCTTTATCCGAGTACTGCTCAGCCACCCTTCTAATAGCAATTAAATCTCTACGTTTCAAAAAAGATTGTTTTGACGCCCGCACCCGGCCTTGCAATTTAATAGCATCATATTGATCGGTAGTAAAATGTAACCTTAGTGCTAAGTAGTACCGATAAACCTCAAACGGCTCCATAATCATATAGGTAAATGGCCACGGGGCTTTATCATATTTGCCTGCTCGGCTTCAATCTGTATTTTTTCTTTTAGTTTTTGATTAACCAACGGTCCTACGGCTTCAATATCAATATCCACCTCATTACAATAATTAATTATTGCATCCATATAGGTGATATTAAGTTTTGTTACCATTCCATCAATGTACAAAGCAAATTCGTTTGGAGACCGAAATCTTTTTGTAATTATTAAAGCATCTGTAAGTTGTTCTTTTTCGTCCATTATACAAAGAAAATTATACCTAGCATTATAGCTTGTATTGCAAAACCTACTCCAATAGTAACTACCATCAGCATATCTTTAAGTATAGCTGATCTAAAGAAAAATATCAATAACGACATCCAAAGTAAAAGAATAATATCAAGCGGGGGCATCTTTTCTGATAATCCAGACATGATGGCTAAAAAACTTGGCACTGTGGCCATATTAAGTAAGACTACCCCAAGCCAGGACAAGGTATCAGCTGTAGTTTTAGAAAACGTATCAGTAAACGTTTTTAATTTTTGCACAATTGAATTAAGCTTTTCTTCCATTATACCCTCTCACCGTAAAAAATATGTCTTCCAATTTTTGTAATCTTAGGTTTATTCCAATTAGGCTGGATGTAATCAGCGTGATAGTACATTGCCTTATGTAAGGAAGGTAATCTATAGTTTTCTAATAGTACTTTTTTTGCCACCTCCATTGATTCTGTATAATGGGATGCACTTCTAGGTACTTTAGGACCTTCTTCACAATACCATGAAAATTGACAAATAATTTTACTATAGACCACGTTTTTCTGAAATACTACACCGCAAATATCAGATGGAAATTTACCTGACTCTACTCTATTAAGAGTAACCTGGGCTACTGCAACCTTTCCTTCAAAAGGTTCTTGTGCAGCCTCAAAGTAAATGTTTTTGGCCAAGCATGTAAGTTGCTTTTCTCTTTCAGCCATAGAAATGGGAGTTGAATTATACTTAAAAGTTTTAAGATAATTAAACTTGTTGTTAGTAATAGTCATTACACCGGTAAGTACTATAGCTAGTAATACTACCTTTATAAGAATGTTTATTGGTGTTACCATTGGTTCTCCTTCTTAGGGGGGATGTCGTAAAGACCATCCCCTTGTCGTTAGATTACTTCTTGGTGGTAGCTTTATGTTCTACCGGGATTTGAGAAACGAAGCCATTTAAGGTTTGAGCCTTAGCAATAATATCGGCTTCGGAGGGATAGGCTGGAAAGCCTGGGTGATCTGGAGGTACTTGACCTGCATGTCTAGCATTTTCTACCTTGACTTGCCAGTCATTGCCAATGAGTTCACGTTTTCCATAATAATCTTGCTCCAGCATTGTTTGCGCCATTTTTAAAAGTTCAAGGCGAATCTCGAACGGTGTCATATTACTCATGTTTACTTCTCCTTTGTGTATGTGTGTAAAAAACAGGTGGTTTAAAGGTCCACCCAAACCTTATTAATTACTTCTTAGCTGCTTCTTTTTTCTCAGCAGGCTTGGCTGCATCTTTCTTTACTTCAGCTTTCGGAGCATCTTTTTTCTCAGCCGGCTTAGCAGGAGCCTGAGCAAGAGCTGCAATGGTAAAAGTAGAAGCAACAATAGCGGCGATAATTGATTTCATTTTATTTCCTTATAAATTAAAAAATTTACAACTCCACATCAGCTCGTCACCATCGATACTATCTAAGGCCACCTTCTGAGGTAAGGAGATAGTCACCAGGCAAGGACTTACTAATTCGTTCTGGTTGATTCTGTTGCCAAGTTCAACCAGAAAAACTCCGGTCAGCGTTTAGGCTGCCAGTGCAAATCTTTCGTCGTTTGCGTTTAACGTTTTGTTTCTTCGGCTGAGCAGTCCCAACCCTAACGGCTTTCACATTGCCGAGTCGTCTATCTCTCTACTCATTGCCCTGTCGAGTCTATTCACCCCCATCAGAAGCATACCACACTACTGCAACATACAATTAGATATGCTTTTGGTGGAGGTGGGGGGATTCGCACCCCCGTCCAGAACACTTTTCAATAAACTTCATACGACTATAAATTAAGCATTCTACAACGGTGTAAGTACAATCGTTTACCACTACAGTAATCGTTAACTTACCGTATCTACCCTTTGTAGATAGGGACGTTAGTTAAACGTCTTTCTCTGCCATGCTTAAGTTATAAACAGTAGTAATATTTATATAACCTTAATCTCAACCCCCAACATATAAATTTTAACGTTAAGGCAATAGAAAATCCACTAAGATTACTGGGTTTCGGTAAAAAACTTTACCGTAACAGAAAATTAATTAAAATTACTAGGTTTTGGTAAAAAAACGTTACCGTTACGCCCTGAGGCAATAATACACAAGTAACTATTATTTTCAACACTTAATAATGCAGTAAATGTTTCACTTTTTTTATTAAAAAACAAACTAAACATCCGCTCAGCTCCATCTGCCACATCTTTACCAATAAAGATCGGTACCTCGTCAAAATGTTTTATAAAGTCTAAGGCTTTTGGAGATAATTCACATACAATGGGTAATAAGGCATTAACTGCTGTATCTTTAGCCTGTAACGGTTTGATAATTATTAGACTCGTAAAGATCGCGATAATACAAAAGATTCTTAACATAATCGTCTCTTTTTTGTTTAAAAATTTGTGGTGGGTTATCATCCACAGAAACTAGAATGACGATTTTACTCACTGGTATTTTAAACTGCTCTTCAAACATAATTGCGTATGCCGAGCATTGCATAAAATAATTTTCTATATACTCTTCTTTTTTAGGTCTAGAAGATGTCTTAAAATCTATAATTGATAGGTTACCATCAAACTCACCGATACAATCCACTGTACCCGCCAGCCTTAGATGATCGGAGTACATACGAGTTTCTTGAGCATGTATATTATTTATTTGATGTAAAACGGTCTTGAATTGTTCAAAACGTTCTTTCTCTATAGGAGTACGAAATTCAACCTCTTTATTGTCGAGATAATTCTCACATAATTTATGAAATGCAGTACCTCTTGTAGATGCGGCCGTGGTAATTTTTTGTGCCTGTTCATGACCAATTTTATTTCGCCACTCTTGAATACCGCGTTTACTGTACTCAGAAAGAACAGTAGTAACCGAAGGGTATTTGTTACCCTCCGGTGTTAAATAGTAACGTGTACCGTTTTCGTTTAGTTGTTTTAATTTAGGAACTTCACGGTCAAGCTTTACATGATGAAACATAATGTTTAATGATGCCCTGAAAGCACCTCTATAGCGTGATTGTAATGTTTGATTCTATCTTCTAAACCTATAGTACCACCGTTAATTTTTTTAGTAAGTGTCATTATATCATTAGCATCGGCAAACTGATTAAGTTTATTTCGCGCCCAAAACCAGCAGGCAGAATGAATGGCGTAGTAAGGATCTAAAAGTAAATCAGGGTCTTCTAGTAAAGTTTCATCTTGAAAGAGCGCCTGAGAACAGGCACGATAATTATCTTTACCGGTTAGTTGAAGTAGCCCGCGACCTCGATATTTCCAACCGTCACCAGTTTCTTCTGCCCCATTACCCATTCTACCCCCGTAGGATTTATTTGCGATAGCCTGGGGGTTACCAGCATACCGCTCAGCAATCCCGGCCGGGTAACGCTGGGGCCAGAGTTTAGTTAAGGTGGCGGCTTTATAATTTAGATTTTCTTCTAACATCGAAAACCCGCCTGATTCATGAGCGCATTGAGCAACGAAAGCTGCCACGCGCTGTATGGTGCTGATTTCGTATTGAGGTAAAGCCTCAACCATGCTTTCGTACCAGGCATCAGACCCACCAAGTGCTCTTGGAACTAAGGCCCGAACCTGATCGGCAGTAAATTCAAATTGAAACGACATTCATCTTCCCCTTATTATTTTTAAACTGCAAACGATGATCCGCAACCGCAATGAGTTTTTGCATTTGGATTAGAAATTACAAAAGAAGAGCCTTGAAGCTTATCTGTTTTATAATCAATAGTTGCACCATCAAAATACTGCATACTTATAGAATCAACTAACAGGTTTTCAATTATAAAATCATCTTCATTTTTATCATCTTCCATTGTAAAGCCATACTGAAAACCGCTGCAGCCACCGCCTTTTACAAAAGCCCTTACGTATTTTGAATCTTCACCCAAAAGAATTTCATTAATTTGAGCATGGGCACTCGGTGTTACAGTTAGCATATTTTTCCTTGTAATTATTTATTGCCGCTTTAATAGCATCTTCAGCCAATATAGAGCAGTGTATTTTGACAGGAGGGAGTGCTAACTCCTGGGCAATTTGAGTATTCTTAATAGTTGATGCCTCATCAAGAGTTTTTCCCTTGACCCACTCGGTAACAAGGCTGCTTGAAGCAATGGCCGATCCACAACCGTAAGTTTTAAAACGGGCGTCAGTAATAATTCCATCTTCATTTACTTTTATTTGTAGCTTCATTACATCGCCACAAGCTGGCGCCCCAACCATACCCGTACCCACAGTAGGATCTTCTTTATCAAAAGACCCTACATTTCTTGGATTTTCGTAATGATCAATAACTTGATTAGAGTACGCCATTATTTATTCTCAAAATCTTCGTGTTTTAACTTGGCTAATATATAGTCTTTAACTAGACTACTTCTTACAATATCTTCAGCTGAGAATTCAATTTTTGTAAAAGCACTCATATGTGCAGCAATATCAAAAAACTTTAATAGACCAGATTTATCATTAGCTTTTCTAAGATCGGTTTGTCTATAATCACCGCACCAAATAATTTTAGAACGATATCCAACCCGCGTCATTACAGTATCTATTTCTTCAAAGTTCATGTTTTGCATTTCATCAACAATAATAATTGCATCATCAAATGACATACCTCTGATAAAAGATGTAGAAATAAATTCTATATGCCCCTGCTCCATAAGTCTATCATAAGCATCTTTTCTTTCAAAAAGCGTATGACAAATTTGATGATAAGGTTGTTGATATATATCTAATTTTTCGTCTATGTCCCCGGGAAGATGTCCCATCTCCCTGGTTTGAACTGCTGAACGAACAATAATTATTTTTTGGAAGGGATTTGTTTTATCTAAAACTTCCTCTAGGGCTTTGTAAAGAGCTATAAATGTTTTACCGGTACCCGCAACTCCATGCAAAGCGATAAAATAATCACCTCTTTTGTAAGCGTTATAAAAAGCTTTTTGATTTTCTGTTAATGGTTCAAATGTTTTTAAATGATCTGGTTTTATCCTTAATGTATTACCTACTGCTGTCTGTTTTGAGCTTGTCCTACTTTCTAGTTCTTCGTTGTGATGTACTACAGCTAATTTGGCAGCTCTTTTATTAGACATGTGATCCCTTTACAAAAAAAAAGATCGCCTGTCAAAGGACGATCTTTATGTTAAGTTTAAGTTAATTTTATTTACACTCATGATCTAGAGAGTTTATCCTTTAAGTTACTTTTGTAATTAGCGGAACTAATTTTGGATAATACCTCCTTAAAACCATCATCATTTCGGCGAATACCTAATCGTACAGAATCACCCATTGCAGGCGCTCCAATAATAGGTTCTAAATAGGTATTATCAGTAAGATATATTTCGCGATCTTTCCACGACATAAGTTTATCAAACACCTCGCCGGTTTCAATATTTCTAAAAGTATAGGTAGGCATATCTTTATTTATAAAAACCAGACCGGTGTATCCCTTTTTTTCCAATGTGCAAAGGAACGCTTATCCCCTTTATAGTAATTACGATAGCTTTCTACTGAGTCAGTAGTTTTGTAATGATCAGGCATTGCTGGAGGGGGATCTGAAAGCCATCCTAGTATAGGTATGTTGTTAGGTAGTTTGGCAAACCAGGGCTTCATTCTTTCCGTAGAGTGTGGTTTGTCATACCTGAAAGAATATTCTTTTAACATTTCTTGCCAAAGAGAATATAGCCAAAGATAGTGAGAGGAAGAACTTCTAACCCAGAGACCTGAAGGATGCTTAAAGTGTGAAGCTTTCCAAATTATATTCTCTCTCTCGTCAGGTAATAACCATCGTTGAATATTTCTGTTATTGATAGTTTTACCGTAATAAGGGGCACCGTCTAGTACCCGGTGGGCAGTGGACATTAGTTGACCGTATTCCAAAACCATTTTAACAACATGCTTATCAACATGTTGTCTGGCACAATCCGCAGGGTTATTACTTAAATAAAATATATTCATTAAACAGTTTTAAAGATAGGAAGATCAATAGCATATACATCAAATGCTATCATATCTTCTTTATTATCTTCTATAACTTTAGTTTTAGCAAGCTCCAGTTTTTCATCTGTACTGAAGATACCTACATTTAATGTTTTTTTAGTGCGCCCAAGCTTATCTAAAATTCTATACTCAAGATTATACATTATTTACTTTTCCTAGAGTTGTCTCACCAGTAATTTTTTCGTACATTCGTTCAAATTCTTCATTGTCAGCAACTTCTCTAGAAAAATTTTGCTTATGGTATGTCTTAACTAATTTACGAAAAGTCTTTTTATTAAGTTCCATTTCTTCACAAACTTTATTAATAGACTTTTTAATATAATCCCGCTCTTCGTCTATACGAGAAAGGCTAGCAGAAAGTTCATCTAAAACTTTTTTAATTGAACGATTAAATTCAGGGTCTTTTTCCCATCTCATCATAAACTTATCTCCTCATATGTGATAATTCTTCTGCATCGGCTTCTTTAAAAACCGGAACTAAATTAGACTTATGCATAGTAGCAATACCTAGCAAAGCATCGCCAGTATATACATTTCTATTAGCAGAGGTAGTAACTGCACCCTTAGTACCTGAATCTCGGCTAGGATAATTTACCGTTTCCCGTCTATAAGGTTTAATAACCTCTACCGGGCTTTTATCTTTACCTGTAAGAGTTTGCTTAGATTTACCGGTAGGTTTAATTCCGTGTTTTTTACACCACTCGGCATATTGATCACGCTCGGCTTTAGACTTAAGCTGAGGTTTGACTTTAGATTTAGTACTGTAGTAAATTAGCATAATATAACACCCTTTCACATTTATTATATACTACAACTCAAAGTAAATCAAGTTTACGTTACTACTTCCAATGGAGGCAAAGTACCTGGAAAGGCAGCACGTACAATATCTTCTTTAATAGTTTTATATTTTTTAGTTAGCTTTCTGTCTTTAGCTAACACTAAAACTTCTGCTTCCGAGACATGCAGGCTCTCTAACAGCTCGATAAAAAGAGATTCTTTTTTAAGTTTAGGGAGGTTTGTTTTAGGATCTAGCCAAATATAAAACCGGCGATATTCCGTAACCAAATTTGATTCTTGATAACCAATTGGCTTATCCCATTCTTTCTTATAAGGGGGTTCCCCTTCAGGTAAATTCATAATAACATTAGGATCAAAATTGATTCGAAGAACTGCTTTAAGGACCGGTGAGGTGTGTTTGGTAAGTACCTTAATTTTTTCTTCTTTTGTTTTAGCCTTATCGGCCTGGTCAAGTATTTCTGAGAGTAGTAAATACATTAGAATTCCTCAATATGTTCAATCATTTGTTTTAGTCTATTATCTATAAAATAATTAAGAAGCTGACTTTTATCTTTAACTGGATAATTTGTAAAAATATTTATAATATTTTCTTGTATGTCTTTAGGAATCATAGTCAGATCAATTAACAATTTATTTCTATAATAATTTCTTAAAAATGTAGAATTAGTAGGTAAACTATCAATACCCTTAGTCCATTCTGCTAATTTTTTAGAAGAGATAGATTTCTGTCTTTCTCCGTTCACTATGGCATCGTCAGCCGTAAGAACGTTAGGAATACCGTCTCCTTTATCCCCCTTAATAATATGTTCTAAAACATACTGCTGGGCGGTTGTATCTGGTTTTAAAAATTTCTTAGTTACCGGTGAATACTGTTTTACATGTTTAAAGCTTTGAAGCTGTATAAAATCATGATCACCGGATATAATAAGAACCGGGTTAGGTTCCGAAATAAGCGTGCCTTCTTTTATATCATTTTCTTCCGACCAGAAAACTAAAGAGGCAATAATATCATCAGCTTCTGCTCCTTCAACATCAATAACCCTGTAAGGAAAGAACGTGCTTAGCTCTTTCTTTATCATATTAATGGTATCAAAAATTAAAGCCCAGTCAAACCCGGAATCCTCTCTTACCTTTTTTCTATTTGCTTTATAGTATGGAAACTCTTTTTTACGCCAATACTTTCTATTATCACAGGCAATTACAACCTCACCATATTCTTTAGAAAATTTTACTTTATGACTACGAATGGTATTAATAACCATATGGCGAAGTAAATTAGGATCTATTTCAATATCTTTTCTCGTCCCTATCTCCGCCATTAAGTTGGAAATTATAGTCTGTGAATAGTCAATAATTATCACTTTAGGGCTCTAATAATTAAACACTCTTCATTAATCCTACCGTTAACAGGTGAATCTTTAGTAGAAAGTTCCCCTATAAGTTTACGTAGAGGTATCTTTCCTAACGTAAGAACTTGTTTGAGAATAGTATCTGGCTTTCTAAGTGTTTTTTGTTCACAAAGGTCAGGGTCATAGTTTTGCAATGATGAGTTTTTTACCTGTATACCTGTAACGGAATCAGTGCGGTATACGGAAAGCTTTTTATTTTTTGTATTGTATACCCAGACCTGTGATGATCCAATTATATCGGTAGGTACAATGGATTTAATACTTAATGATGTATCTTCTTTTTTGTACTTTAACTTTTCCACCTGCTGGGCAGGAGATTTCGTTTTTTTAGCTTTAGGTTTACGATTAGCTTTTTTAAACTGAGCGTACCGTTCTAAATCTTCTAACCACGCACTAGTAGTTTTAATTAGCTGGGTAATTTTACGTTTACCTAGATTAGAATAACCTTCTTTAATCTGATCATCCGCACTGGAATAAACCTCAATGTAAAGACCTGCTTTTTGTTTTATCCAGGTATCAATGTACGGACAATATTGAACAGGAATATGACGGTATTGTAGATCTTTGTAAAGATCAAACTCTTTGTCACCTGTAATAATTTCATCTATTACCCCTTCTAGTTCCCCTATGTATTCTTGAATTTTTTCTTCCATAAAGTCTCTTACGGAAGGTCTTACAACCCTTTCTTCAATTTTTTTTTCAGGTAACTCTGGCTTACGAGTTAAAATTTTTTTAATATAATTGTTTAAATTATTCTGATGCTTCTCAGAAAGTACTGTTCCATTGCTTACCATTCTAGCAACCCAGCCCCAGGTATTAATAATTTCACTATCTGAAGCCCGGTCTAATATTTTACCGGCGTCTTTATTAACGGTGTGAGTAATAAAGTGACGTAAATAAGATCGCGCGTCTTTTTTTTCTTTCTCTTGATTGTACCAATTAAATGCTATAGCCAGCCTGGAATTATAGTCTTCTAGAGAGCAAGAAAATGGGCCCGGTTCAGGACCGTAAGGCAAAATTACTCTACTCATATTAAAAACTCACTCTGATAAGTGAATCAAATCTAAACGAGCGCCACTCCTGTTTGTCTAAATCAAAAACCGGGCACGTCTCTTCATTCACCGTTTTTACTTTGTCTGTTTTCTTTTCATAATTTTGAGTTAGCTCTGATTTTAACGTACAGATCATTTTACGCTCGGTACCGTCTTTTTTAGTAAAATAGACCGTAACAGGGCCGTAGACAAGATGGCTTTTTAACCATTTACGAAAAATATCCTTCTCACTTTCTGACCAATCTTTATAACGTGTGTGTTCCATTATCTACCTCAAGTTCAATGTCGGCATCTTCCCAGCCGTGTTTCCACGCCTCATAGCGACAGGTTTCAAAATCTAAAAAAAAGGGATTTACAAACAGATCACACATACGAGCATCCCACCCCTGGGTATAAGTTTGCTCGTAAACATTGTCTACTTGAAATAACCTCATATAACTATTATAGCTCAAACCAAGCTGTTAATCAAGCGTTACTTTCTAAACACTTTATCTAATATTTCTTTTGGTATAGAGTGGATACGAGAACGCTCTATATTTACGTTACTATTTTTTGTAATGCGGCGATAGAGCTCTTTACTCCAGCTTTCTTTTTCTTTAACCGGAGGCAACGGTTCTTCAGTACGCATACGAATTCCGTCTTCTTGAGTCATATCAATTACAACGTCCTCACCTGAATCAACTATATATTCTTCACCTGATTCTGTTTTTATTGTAACTTTTTGTGAGGGTGGTTTAACATTTTTAAAATTATAAAATGAAATATTAGCAGCTATAAGAAGTAAAATGGCTAGAGGATCAAATACAAATATAAGGGTAATAATCACCCATCTAACTGCTTTATTCATTAAAGCGTCATCAGACTCACCGTAAATAAATTCTGTAATATATTTTAGCGGTCCTACCTCGGCGTCTAATTTATTTTTACTTTGTAGCAGGGGGGCTTTTTGCTGTAACACTTCTTTAAGCTCGTTTTGAGCTTGAGTAATCTCTCTACCAATTCGATTATTAACCGTGGTAGTTTTATCATCTTGTTTAAGTAAAAAATCAATTTTTTGTTTTAAAATTACTTCTCGCTGCTCTAATATTTTAAGTTCAATATTTGTGGTACCGGCATTAGTAGTTTGTTCAATGTGTGCTTTAGAAAGGTAACCAAAAATACCCATTGATGTAATAAGTGATAGAATAACTACGGCTACGATAAAATAATATTTTATAGTTTTCGGGGCTACATCCCAAAAACGATACAACCAGGATGCCGTAACCAGTTTAGCAGCTTCCAATACCGACCCCATTACAGCAATTGCAATAGGTACTGAAGAAAAAATAGCTATCAAACCTACAATAGAAAAATACGCTGCTACTGCAGAAATAGCAAGCGCTGTAAAAAGAGTAAGTAAAGCAAATATCATAGCTTTATATGTGAACTAGTTACTTTAATTTGTATCCAGTTATTATACCATTTTTCTTTGTTTTCTAACACCCCTCTGGTAAATTGCTCTTTAGCTTCTAGGTAATTAGTTGTACCTTTATTTACGCACAGGTGTAATATTTCTCTAGTAAAACTTTCATATCCTAAAGTATCCACTTCTAATTTTAGCTCATCAGAAGAAGACCAGTATTCTCGCCAGTCTGACTCTACCTTGTAGCGCCGTCTTACCTTCTTAACTTGTTTACGTTTGCTTGACCAGAAAAACTTTTTACCAATATACTGCCTCCCGTTTATTTTATTTGTAATGAGGTAAACAAAACCGTAAAAAGAACCAGGATCTGTATAAGGCTCACCATTATAAATCCAATCATTCATAATCTTCTAAATCGTCCTTTTCCTCCGAAATTTCAAATCCACAAAAAGGACAAAACATTACTTCATAATATGACTCGTCAAGATTATACTTTACTTTAAAATCAGCATCGCAGCTTTCACATTGAAAGGATTTCTGCATTATAGTCCTAATTAATTAGTAATTTTTCTGCTTCGGCATCTACTACTCTCTGTCTTAATTCCGTAGTAGAAAATGTGTGTTCGCGTTTATTAAAATAAAACTTAATACCTCTGGTAATACATTCCTGTCTACCTGTAAATGATTTGTTTTCGTACTCATCACCTAATATTCTTAAATCTATAGGGTACGACATTAATATATCAATTAAATCTTTTTCTGTAGCATATACTATTATTTCATCGACAAACTTACAAGCCTGTAGTTGAACATATCGTTCAAAAATACTTTGTACTGGCTTATTTTTTTCTTTACGATCTAAAGTAGGGTCTGTTTGTAACCCTACAATTAAATAATCTACTTGAGCTTTAGCTTCCTTAAGCATAATTATATGACCGGCGTGAAACAGGTCAAAGGTGCTACATGTAAATCCAACTTTCATTTCATTCTTCATACTTGATCAACCTCCACACCGCTCAGAGTAAGAAAATTTACCCCGCTATTATCTCTATAGGGGGTTCTATAAAATAATTTTTTTATACCTGCTCCAAATATAAGTTTAGCACACTCAATACAAGGAGAATGTGTAACAAACATTGTGGCATTTTCCCCTGCTTCCGTTGAGCGCGCTAATTTAGCTATTGCGTTAGCTTCAGCGTGAATTACCTCTGGTTTAGTTTTATTATCTTCATCTTCACATTTATTATCCCAACCAGAGGGGGTACCGTTATAGCCTATACTAATAACGCGACTGTCTTTTACTATAATAGCACCGACCTGTAAGCGTTTGGCGTAGGATAAACGCGCATATGTTTCTGCTACAGCCATATGCGCTTGAACCATTCTACTGTTCATAATTAATGAAACTGTTCTTCCTCTGTTGAACCTCTCATTGCAGACGTAGAAGCCTCTTGCTCAATTTGTTCTGCTTGCCATTCTTTTTGTTTCTGCATTTTTACCCCATTAAGCTGCTTTACCCCAAACATCGGTCCAATCCCCAGACAGTGCTCCTTTAGCATAATCTGTGGCCCTATTTTCAAAAAAGTTTGTATGTGTAGGGGCGTTAATCATTTCCTCTACCCATGGTAGAGGATTCTTCTTACGTTTAAATATACCCTTTAAACCCAAACTAATTAGTCTTCTATCAGCAATATATCTAATGTATTCTTTTACCTCTTCTTCTTTTAACCCTTCGATTCCCCCAGTGCTGAAAGATAGTGAAATAAACTTATCTTCAAGATCCACCATCTTCTCCGCAATCGTGTAAATTTGTGATTTAAGCTCGTCATTCCATATTTCCTTATTTTCTTCTATGTAATTACGAAATAATTTTATCATTGATTCACAGTGCTGGGTCTCATCAACAATTGACCAGGTAACAATTTGTCCCATCCCTTTCATTTTTCCATGCCGTGCGAAATTTAACAGCATGATGAAAGAGGAAAACAACTGCATGCCTTCGGTAAAAGCAGAAAACACCGCAATGTGGGTAGCTGTATTTTCTTTAGTTGTATTTTTTTGTGATATATTCATAACGTAATCATGCTTTTGTCTCATGGCCTCATACTCTAAAAACTGATTATAAGTGGTTTCTGGCAAACCCAGTGTTTCAATTAAATGAGAATAAGCAGCAACGTGAAGTGCTTCTCTTGCAGCAAAGCCAAGAAGCATCATACGAACCTCTGGCTGTGGAAAATATGGTAAATAATTTTTTACATACCCCCCGGCAACATCAATATCCCCTTGGGTAAAAAATCTAAAAATATGAGTAAGGAAATTGCGTTCCTTATCGTTTAATTTTTTCTTCCAATCTTTTACGTCCTCTAACATCGGGACTTCAGTATGAAGCCAATGAGATTGTTCGTGTTTTAACCATGCTTCATATGCCCATGGATACGAAAACGGTTTAAAATGTGTTCTGTCTTCTGTTAAATCATACTTTTTCTTTGACATTTATCTTCCTCGACCTGTTACTTTTTTTATTGGTTTTTGAACAAATGTAGGTCTCTTTGGTGCCTGTTTGTGTTTGGAAGGCACAAAAGATGGTGTTTGTTGTGGTTTTTGTGGTTGCTTTTTCTGTTCCATATCATCCCTCGCATGCTAGACAAGTATCGCCTTCTACTAGCGCTTTCATATCTAGTTCTTTAATTACTTCTCTTTCGATTTTCTTTGCTACTTTATCTGCCTTACCTATTTTTTCACTACGACAGTAATAAAGTGTTTTTAATCCTAACTTCCACGCCATAAAATGAACCACGTGTAAGTACTTTACGTTTACGTCGGGTCTAAAAAAGAGGTTAACGGATTGCGCTTGGTCAATGTGATGTTGTCTGTCAGCTGCGTGCTCCACGATCCATCGCTGGTCAATTTCCATACTCGTTTTGAATACATCTTTTTGCCAGTCATCGAGGATGTCGAGATGTTGTACTGATCCGTCGTTAGCAATAATACTTGACCAGATTTCATTGTACTCCAATTTTGAATCGGCATCACATTTCTCCTTAATTATTTTATCTAGGTACCGGTTTTTATTCAGGTGAGCACCTGATAAAGTGTCCTGGCGATAAGCATTGGCACGATAAGGTTCAATAGAAGGACTAGTATTGCCCATGATAATGGAAGAAGAAGCATTGGGAGCAATAGCCATAAGATGACTAAACCTAAGCCCAGTACCCTTAGCATCAAGAGCCTCGCCTCTTTCCAATCCAAGCTGTCTATTAGCCTCATTTAACCTTTCCCTTATGTGTTTGAAGATTCTGTTGTTTGCAGACTTTGCAAGAGCGGACTCAAAAGCAAGATTATTCCTTTGTAAATAAGCATGGAAGCCAAGAGCACCCACACCAATAGAGCGCTCACGAATTGCACTATATTTGGCCCGGTCAACGTGTATAGGAGCATTATCGATAAAGTACTGAAGTACGTTATCAAGCATTTCTGCCATGTCTCGCAGAAAAAGTTTGTCATTTTTCCAATCATCAAAGTACTCCAAGTTAACAGAAGACAAGCAACATACAGCAGTGCGCTCTCTATCTGTAGGTAAAATAATCTCACTACAAAGATTAGATTGTTTAATTGAAAGACCTAATTTTTTTTGAAACTCTGGCATTGCTCTATTACTAGTATCAATAAAATGAAGATAGGGCTCCCCCGTCTGCATTCTAATATCGAGTATACGTTGCCATAGCTCTCTTGCAGAAACGATCTCTCTTGTTTCCCCGGTATGCGGGTCTTTTAAATGCCAGTCGTCATTAGCATGAGAGTCTTGCATACACTTTTCAATAACCTGCATAAAATCATCGGTAATATTAATACCGTGATGCAGATTTAATGTTCTCATATTAGGATCACCTGTTGGTTTCCTCATCTCTAAAAATATAAGTATATCAGGGTGGCTGATATCAAGATAAGCAGCGTAACTGCCACGTCTGGTGCGGCCTTGCCGGTAAGCAAGACTAGAAGCATCATAAGTCCGAAGGTGAGGCATAACACCAACAGATTTGTCGTCAGCCGAACGAATTCCAATACCGATTCCAACTCCCCCTCCTAACATTGAAAGCCAGTTAACCTCAGAAAGGGTATTCACTAATCCTTCAGCTGAATCGTCAAGATAGGGTAAAAAACATGAAATGGGCAAGCCGCGCTTGGAGCGGCCAAATGATAAAATGGGAGTAGAGTATGATAGCCAGTGCTTGGATGAATAATCATACAGACGCTGGGCGTGTTCTGAGTTGCTGGAAAAAGCTTTAGAAACGTAAGCTAACCTTTCTTGTGGTGACTGCTCATCTTCTCTCATATAAGATTCTTTTAATCTTTTCTTACCTAACTCGTCAAATAAAGAATCTTGAGAAAAGTTTACCTCTATACCGTGCACTAGGTCGGTCATTTATACTGCTCCAGTTTAATTTTTTTTATTTTTTATCTTTATTACTATCTGTATTCACAGGCTCATAATAATTTTTGTACTTAAGTAAAATAGTGCGTTGTGTGTTTATAAAATTTCTTAATTCTGCTATTGTTAACGCTAACTCTTCATACCCCTCATCTGTTAAACTAAACAATACCGTATCAACATTTTGTTCCTTCAAAGACTTCCATACCGCTTCACTATTCTCCGGAGTAATAATAATCCATTTAGGTGCAGATACTTTTGGTACCGATGGGTCTGTTAAATTTAAACGAGTTCTTTCAACTGCTTGTTTTTTTATCTCGATTGGTTCAACCCCTTTCCAACCGAACGACGAACACCCACTAATTAGGGTTGGAATAAGAAGGATTAATAAGTGACGGACATTCACGATTGGCCTCTGTTGGGGTTTTAGCTGCTTTTTCTTTTTCATTCAATGGCGCACCAGCTGCTAACTCTAAACATCTTATAGCATTTTCCGTGCCACGATTAATTAATTTTTCCGCTACTTCTGGTTTTTGATATGCAAACGCACCAAAGTCTCTTTTATCAAACTTTGATGTTAACGTGTTAACATCTTGTTTTTGCTTCTCGTTTTGTTGTTGAAGCTGTTTGTTAACTTCTTGAATCTGTGTAATATCTTTTTGAATGGAATCTAAAAGAGCTTGCTGCTCTTTGATACCGTCTTGAAGTTTCGCATTATTGTTTTCTGAAATTGCTAAATCAGCTTTTAAATTCATTGCATACCAACCGCCACCAGCTACAATTAAAATAATGACGAGTATTAATATGAGACGAATAGATGCGAACATTTTATTTATTAAATAGAGGGGACAAATTCTGTAGCCATCGGAAATATTTTTGCAATTACTTTAGCACACTCACGCGCAATCAAAATGTGCTCTTTTTGAGTACCGTTAGCCGCTCTCAACTGTATATAATGAATCCAGGATCTCAACGTACCGTTCATATAAAGTCTAGACTTAGTTAGACCTTCCGGTAGAACTGCTCTGGCCTGCTCTTTAGCGATGCCTTTGCTTATGGCCCATGTATATATGTCTTTTGCCTTTTGGAGGTAATCCCGTTGCAAGTTCTCCCATTGGTAAGCTATTTGCCTATGTTGGTCATTAGTAATATCTAACGAGGTGCTGTTTTGTCTATTAGTAATGTCTTGAAGCCTTGCCTCTCGCAAAACGAAATCGAGCTCTTCAGCAGGGTTAGCATATCGCTGGCTAAATTCTTGGAATGAAAATGATCGGTGTCTAAGAATTTGTCTTGCAATATCTCTTGTTGTCTCAATTTCAAGGCAGACGGAGACCATTTCAAGCGGGGACCAGTGTTGGTGTTTAATAAGGTATCGTATAAGTTTTTCGGATGTCTCTTTGTTGAACTGATTGGATGGATTGGAGACACGGGCGCAGAAGGCAACAAGTTCTGTGGTGTTCTCGGCAAAGTATTCAGATGGCTGTGAATAGGAAATAAGCTGTACATTTGTAACCTCGTCTATCACTCTTTGGCTCCACATTTCTTCGTTTTCTAAAACTTCTATATCTAACATCTTTTCCAAGCCATAAATTTTGCTTTTGCTGTTAGACCATTGAATGTATTTTTATCTACCAGCTGTATTATATTTTTACCACTCAAAACCATATCATTAATATCTTTTTCTACTATAGTTTGTGGCCATATAACTACATTATAACCTAAATCTATGTTTTTTTCTATAATTTTACAAACCTCTTTATTACGGGGCTGATTATCAAATATCATAACCAGCTTATTTTTTTCTATATTAAGTGTATTAACTTTATCAAAAGATGTACCGGATACCGCAATACAATTTTCTAAAAATAAACTATCTAAAGGACCTTCCGTAATATAGACTGTACGGGTTTTATCTACATTACTTATTCCAAAGATAAGCGGGGTGTCTTCTTTAATTTTAACCGTAATGTATCGAAGTGCTTCACCACGTAAAGCTCTACAGGTAACTCCAGATAACTGGCCGAAATTATCATAAAACGGTAATATAATCCTAGGTTCTTCACCTTTTATACTCTCTTTGTACTTATCACTTAGTTGAACTATATTTTTAATATTCTCTATAAAATAAAGATGTTTAAGTTTATTATCAGGTATTTTACGTTGTAGACAGAACTGTACCGCTTCATGGTTCTTATCTAATGTATCTACTCTTGTAAGTAATTTATCTAATAAATTTTCTTCCTTGGTCTTAAATTTAGGTTCTTCAAATTTAACTTCGGGTATAGAGTTTGATAATTTTAAATTACCCTCACTATATTTTTCAAAGCTATATTGGGAGTAGAGATTATTATCATGCTGTTTAAGGAAATTAGCAAAACTAAGCGATACATCACAATTATAACACTTATATCTTAAGTCTGTCTTATAAGCGAAAAAATAACCTCTTGCTTTACGCTTATTTTTCTGTGAGTCACCGCAAATAATACACCGGCAGTTAAACGTAAAATCTTTCTTCTTTTTAAATAAAGGAAGACGATTACTGAATAACATTAAATATTTTTGATCAAGATACAATGACATAGATAAAAAAGGTCTCCTGAGAGACCTTAATTATAATATAAGATAGTTATTTAATCAACTACCAAATATATTTTCAAACCGAATGTGTGCAAGCAGATAACCAAATACTAAAGCTCCTCCCATTATCATCCATCTCCATTTTTCAATAGTTTGAATTTTTTCACTAATCACTTGATGCTGGGTACTACTAGCAATAGTTTGCTCGTCGAGTTTGGCAATTACTTTTTCATGCTTGGAATCAATGTCATGCCGTAGGTCGTCTCTTAAATCACTAATTCTGGAATGCAAAGTAGTATAGTTAGAGTCAATTTTTTGCTCTATTTTTTCCATATTAGTAGATATTGAATTTACTTGGGATTCCAGCACTGTAACTCTCACGGAATTATCTGTACCGTTTCTAGCCATAACCGCTTCCATTATTTCTTTTTAATTTTAGGTTTGGGAGGCGCCTTGGGTTTAGCAGGTTTTTCTTTAGCAGAAGTTTCTTTTTTAGCCACAGGTTTTTCTCCAGTAGGAAAAGGCCAGGTTGAAGATACAGGCGGAGTTACCGCTACTTCAACTGCTTTTTTTGTAGGGCCATCAAGAGGGTGTTTTTCACCTTCAACGGGAGGGGTACTTGAAAACAAATCTTTTATAAATTTAAACATAATTAACCTCTTTACGTTTTAGTAATTTAGGGCGTTTACCTGGACGCACACCAACTGTTTCTTTATCTAAACCAGCAACTCCAGGGGTTGCAGCAGCATTATTCGCCGGCGCTTCTTCTACGTATTGTTTAAATGTAAGTGTCTTTTTATTCTCTAAAAGATCTTTAGTAATATTAATTTCTTCTGTTAAATCTGTTTTTAATTTATTTAAATATTGAAACTCTAGATCTATTGGCTCTATTTTCTTTTCTGTATACTCTCTTATAAGCGATAATGCTGCTGCATAGGAAACTAATTTTTTATTTTCAACCGGTACTTTTTCTATAATTCTCTTAATTCTAAAAATCATTCTATGAAGAATAGTATAGGCCTGTCTTTCATTATCACCGGTAAGAGAATTCATTGATTTAAGTTCTTTACCGTTTTTATCAATTATACCTAATCTAAAGGCGTCAGTGTCCTCAAAAGGTGTAGTAAGTAACCTTAGGATACGATAAGCAATAACTGAATCTACAAAACGTCCCATTAGATTTTTCTAAGTGTTTTAGCAATAGTAGGATCAATGCTAATTTCTGTCTCGTTTATTAAACTACCGTCCCGATCAATAACTTTGTCAGGCATAAAATTTAAAAATACTAAAAACGTTTTAAGTTGAGGCCAGAATTTCTTTTCTATTTTATAAAAAAGCATTCTAGAAGCAGCTTCTGAACCAAATAAATTGTAAATAATTATAAGGTGGTTAAGAATAAGTCTTTCTTTCAAGTCCTTACCTCCTTTAAATTTTCTAAACAATCTTTTAAGATATCTAAATCGCTTAAGATCGTCATTAAATTCTTCAATACCTTTGCATGTAGGATTATCATAATATTTCATCGCATACATTGTAAAGGTACTCTCATTGAGCTCAAATTTCATACTAATATACTAACGTTGCTGTTCCTCCAATTACATACCATTTACTGTTTGTAAATAATAATGTAGCAGTATCACCAGCTGTATCAAAAATAACGTTTGCATTGCCGCCTATATTAGACTTTAGCAGGGTATAAGAACCCCCGGATGCCGAAGTCATAACTACTATTTTTACTTGATTGGGTGTACCTTGAGGTATATTTAAAATACCTTGAGAGGCATCTACAGACAAGTGTGTAATTTGTTTGCTAGGATCAATTAGACCAGGGGTAGAAAGCGACTGAATATTTGTATCAAGCTGAATGTTACCCTGTAGTCTAACATTGCCTAAATTTTGAGCAATAGTAGAAAAAGCAATTTTTTTGCTTGAATTAGATTGAACAAGATAAAGAAGGTCGCTACCCCCTATAGAGGTAGCGGCCGTAAGTTCACTTACTTTTGAGTCAGCCATTTATTACGCGTCAGGGTATTGTGTATCGTCAGCTGCATCAGTTTGCAGAACACCCGTAGCATTGGCATTAAAGTTCTTAGAAAGTGCAACCAGAACTTCAGACTTAACACGACGCTGGGAGTACGCATCTGTATAAACAGTTGAATGTACCCATCCGGTATGTGCGGTGGTGTTAGTCTGTAGCGTGGCGTTAGCCGTACCAGCCACTGCAATCTCATTCTTATCTACACCGTATACATTTTGAATAGAGTAGTTGTTTGCAGGGAAAGCAACGTTAGCAACATACTTCGGGCCCTGTTGAACAAAAGCTGTAACGTTAGCTGAGGTAGTAGATGATAGATCGGTAAGATAGAGCTGGGTATTGGAAACAACATTTTGAACCTGATATTTGTTTGAAGCAATGGTAATGTAATCACCAGCGTCAATATCAATTAAAAAAGCTGATGAGTTGAACCCGTTTACTACATCCGAGGTAGTAGAGGTTGTTACTGTACCAGAAATTTGTACACTATCTAGTATGCCCCATGAAGACATCTTTTATCTCCTTATTCTTCGTCTTTTTTACCAGCAGTACCCATGTTTTGAACTTTTCTGGATGTACCGTGGTGTATGTATTTTCGGCGAACCCCTGATTCCTTATCGGTCACTACATATTCTGCATGGGGTTTGCCATCCCTTGTACTATATTTAGGCATTGAGACCTTGTGACCTGCGGAAGAATGTGCTTTTACTCTAGCTTCAATATCTGATCTAGTTACTTCTTCAACGAAAATACTTTCATCCTGATCTTTAAAAGCACGGTTAGCAAACTCAATTGCTTGGTCTTCACCAACAAGTTTTTTAGCAGCTAAGAGGTAGTCTCCGAAGTTATACGTTTCTTTTAACTCAATATCAAACGCTTTATGAAAAATAATTGTCTCTTCAACTTCATCGTCTAATTCTACGTTCTCTTTCATAGCTTTCTTTTTAGCTATGGCTATTGCGGCCTGCTGTTCAGGAGAGGTAGCTTCTTCAACTTCATCTTCTTTTTTTGCTTTTTTACCTTTGCGAAGCATTTCAAAATCTTTAGCTGTAATTTCGTCTTTTTCAGGCTCATGCACGTCAATTTTTTGCTGGTTCGGGTGCTTGACTGTCTCGTCAACTTTATTTTCTTCTTTATGTCCAAGCATGACCGCTAGGACGGCTCTTTGTAATTCTTTATCGCGGTTCATTTTTTTTCCTTAGTCTAGTTTTGATACTGGAGTTGAAGACCAATACTTGCAGCTCCAGTACCTGGCCTTCCATTTAGGTCCTGGGTTATCGCAGTTATGACGAGCTCTAAAGCTACGCCTTCTTTCGGGATCGTCTCTCTTAATAGAAAGATTTGGATCTCCGAAACTTACCTTCACCACGTTGCCCTTATCATTCTTTACATATACTGCTCGCTTTTTTGGGCCACCTGGTGTTAAAAATGGTTTATTAAGAGTCTTACCATCATTAGCTTCAGCAATCTCTCCCCAATCCTCATATAACTCTTTGCCATTGGATGTAAATACCTCTTCGACAATTCCAAGCTCAGAATCATCTACTAATTCACAAGAAACTTCTTCAGCAGTTCTCCAACTACCACCCTTGGATTTATACCACTTTGCTGCCCACCCATTTGCATAAGCAGAAGGATAGACATCAAACTTTGACTTAGCCAAAGCTTTTGCTCTTGACCAGAGTTCGGGGTTCGTGGGAGCACTTTTTTCAACTAATAAACCTTCTCTTAAATTAGAAAAAGTTTTTTGTAATTGTACTTTATCTATATCTTCTTTCTGAGGTCCTGGATCTTTGCCTTTCTTTTTACCTGCCTTTATTAATGCAATAGCAATTGCAGCTTGCTGAGCTGGATTAGCAGCTTCCGTTTTAACATTCACTGGTGCTCCCCCTTTTCCTGGCCTATCAGCCACGGGATCTTCTCTTCTTTTTCTTCTAGCAGCAGTTGCTCTATCATCCTTTGACATAGCTCTTGCTTTAGCTAAAGGCAAACATTTTGGCTTTCCTTCACCTGGTTCCCTTGCACAAGGTCTAGCTATCTCACCTTTCGTATTGATACGAACCCAATTGCCCTTTGGGTGAGACTTACTAAACCAATGTCTTAAATCTTCTAAAATCATTAGACTAATGAGCCAACTAAACTAACAGCCGCAACTGCCCAACGAAGCGTAACCTCATCTTCTGCTAAACCGTTAGCACGATAAGAGGCTAGAACTTCTTGAGCAAGCGCATCTTTATCTTCTTTACTAATTGTGCCAGCTTGAAAATCACTCACAATGCCAGCAAACTCTCTTGCTAAATCACCGCGAATAGATTGCTCATTAATGTACTGGAAAATTTCGTCCATTATCTTCCACTCCATGCTTCTTGAATAATTTTCATTCTCGTCTTACTTAAGTTTATCCAACGCTGACATACTGCTTCATTGCTTTCTTGAGCTTTGTTCAAATTATCTACTATTGCTTTTGTAGAAACTTTTTGAGGATCATTTCTAAATTCAGCATACCTGTTGAGCCAATCAGCATTAGCCTGAGCTTGTAGAAAAGTATTTTTATCATTACACTGTACTTTATCTAACCCTATTTGCAAATTTACCCAACCTGATACTAATCCGGGGTCATGATCCCTAGGTAAGATAGATTTAACCGTTGCAATGGTAGCACATCCGCTAAGGGAACTTGACAGTAGTAAGATTGCAATTACTTTTTTCATTTAAAAGCCTTAAAAAATGTTTTCATCTCTTACCACGTCTTATGTTAGCAATTCGTTTCTGTTCTATAGAACGTAAATGAGGTAACATTTTCATAGCAATTACATTTTGATAATTTTTCATTCTTGCCACTTGCTGCTCTACACGATCTTTTTCTGCTGCCGATAGAGTAGATTTATTTCTACCTCTTAAAAATCTTTTATACATTGCCCGGCGTGCAGCTACTACCGCTCTTTTCTTTAAAACTTCCATTGAAGAAGATCTTCTAAGTTTTAAAGTTTTAGCTATATTTCTTCTTCCTTTGAAGCGTGAAAAAGCTTGTTTTCTTCTTAACCGTGACTGAGCGCTTATTTTTTCTTGAATTACTTCTTCACTTACTTCTTCATCTTCTTCTGAATCTACTTCTACTAGCTCGGACTCATCGTAAAGATCTACAACATCTTCCCACTCTATAGTATCAACTATTTCGTTTATCTCATCTTCCGAAATAGATTGTTCGTCATTTTTTTTTTGACCTTCTTCTTTTAAAAACGAGCTAAAAGAAATAAGGGTGCTTTCTTGGCGTGCAGCCCGGATATTATCTACCATTGGATAGAGACGACCTGCAGCGCTTGCTCTTGCCTGAGTTTCTTCTTCTACTTCTCTAACATCAGATACCGGTACGTGGGCATACGGAAAATTACTTAAGGTAGCATCATCATGACCAAGCAATTTTATCATAGCATCAACATGTTTTTTCATATACTCCTCATGCTGATCTAACACCCCCAACGACTGAAGGGCATCATGAGCTCTAGACATTTCATATGAAAAATTATGAATGTCTAAAGATGTAGCCATGCCCGATTCTTGCGCTCTTTTTTCATAAAAAAGATAGTTGTCAGTAGCTTCAAGAGCTGTTTTAAGTAATTCGTGCTGTATGCGGAGATCTGTATTCATTTTGTTATAGCCCTTAACATCCAAGCTTGTTTTTCGTGTGCCTGTATCCTGTCTTGCAGATAGTTGGAAATGCCAAATTCACTAACTTGTTCAGCTTCATTATATGCCGTTACTAGCTGGGCAAGGTATAAATCATTATCACTTCTTAATTGAGCAAGCATTTCTTTTGCTTGAGGTATGTTTTCGGTTTCTTTTAAAGAAGAAAGGCTAATTAGTTTAGATAGCGACGTAGGGGCAAACACATCCAACGTTCTTAATAATTCTGCAATAAAATCTATAGAAGAATACACCTCTGTATAAAAGTTACCTATAAAATCATGATATTGTGCAAAATCTGATCCCTCAACATTCCAATGAAAGGAATGAGCTTTAAAGTACAGTAAATAAGAATCAGCTAAGGTCTTGTTAAGAGTATCTGCTAAAGCCATTTTATAGCCCAGTATATTGTTTAAATTGCATACGTCTTAAATGATCAGGTTTCATTGCTAAACCAGCTGCCACTTGAGTGTGAACATCGTCAACTTCATGCCCGGTAGGCTCTCCTAACAGCTCCCCTGATCGAATCGTTTCAATCATGGCTTTAAATTGAGTGTATGCCATTTTGCACATATCAAAGTGCTTGGTTTGAATACCGTCATACTCCAACTGCAGGGTCTCTTCCATTAACTTGCGTCGCTGTTCGTTGTTCATTAAAAGAACTGGTAATTTTTGTTCTTTAATGGTATTTAAGAATTTATACAACGATTCTCCTGGGGTTATTTTTTTCATATGATCGGTACCTTTTTTCTCCCCCCACTGATACTTAGAAACTTTTAAATGTGGGTCGTAGATTTCGCTTACTCCTAAAGCTTTTCTGGTTTGATGATATACTTCTTCTTTATGTTTATTGGAAAGTTTGGACATTAACCCAGACTTAAATTTTTCTTTATTACCTGCAATTGCATGAGAGCGAAGTTTAGTGCCTGACATTCCTTCAGCGCCTTCAGCATCGGGATCTCTGTGGCCGGCCGATACTACTTTAATAGATTTAAAATTGTATAAAGCTTTAGGGTGGGTACCGTTATACTCGTTAAGCTTTTTATGATATTCCTCTACTCTGTCGGACCCGGCTACCATTACTAAATGTTTATGTCCCTGCTCATGTAAATGTTTTGCAATATGAAGCATGGATGGCATTTCTTTTGACGAAGCCGCAACATGTGCATTTGGATAAGCATGTTTAATTAAAGCAACTTTATGCTCTGATGTTAAAGGGTTCTTTTTAGAATCCTGTGAGTGTGAGGTAAAAATATGAGGCTTTACTTTATGTTCTTTTGCAACTTCAGCAGTTTTATCAAATAACTTTTCATGACCGGTAGTAGGCGGGTTATTTCTACCGTAAGTAAAAACAGCCGTTTTTTCTTCCGCTTCTTGTAAAAAAGTTAATGTAGCCATCGGTTTTTTTTAAATAATGTATTATTTATCATTTTTTAGAATGCATATTAATATACCAATGTGCTAACTGCTTTTTTCGGGGTGAAGCACTATCAGATGAACGTATTTTCTTCAATTGTACAATGGTTTTACCCTTTAAACCATGCCTGGCCATATCCCCTTTATCCTGAGGATTTTTGTTATCCATAAAATTTTCTCTAAGACCTTTAAATGTTTTCATAATTTTTTAAAAATTTCTGTTGACTTTTTGTTGACCTGGCTGTAGAATTTCTCTTGTCAGCCGTTTAAGTTATGTTTCCCTAGCAGCAAAGTTAAGGCGACTGAATTCATTACGATCTATTAGTTTAGTTGGTCGATTATTGATTACTGCTACATGCCCCTCAGGTTTGACTTGTTTACCATTTACTGTATGATGGAAAGTTTGGTGAGAAGAAAGAGCATTTACTAAGACATTTTTTGCGTCCTGTAGGTGCTTATGAAGTGCAAAAGTATTTTCAAAATGCTTTTCATTTTTGCTAACATGAGCAATAGCGTTTTGACCTGAAGACATTTGTCTTTGCTTACCGGCTTCTGACTTTAATGCTAAAGCTTTTTTGCGGTACACCTCTTCTAAGTACTTTTTTAATCCTTCTACTGTCGGGGTAGTTTCGTTTTTAACCGTGCTGTTAATATACGTTTTTATATGCTCAACCTGTCCCTCTAAGTGATTATAGTCAGGGAGTTTGGTGTGAGCGGATACAGCTTTTTTCATATGCTCATTGAATTGTTTTTGTGCTTCCGGGGTATAGTGAGCATTTTTTGTTTCAAACTTAGGTGAGATTAGATGAACATCGGTATGTTTTCCAAAATGAGAAAGATCAGCATTATATTCAGCTTTCATGTCTTGAAGTTTATTACCGTGGTAGGCAGTATGTACAACAACCCCAATTTTAGAATTTTTAATCTTCTCACCTTCTTCCGAATTCTTTTTTGTAGAATATGTAATTAAATTAGGCTTAAAGTGGTAACTATCACCTTTAGCCTCTACATCACTGTCTGCTTTATTATACATTAAGTCCCCTTGATACACCCCTCTATGTGGAGCTACCTTTGGAAGATGATGTAAAGCAGCTTTTAATTTTTTTACCAGGCCGGGAGCATGGCCATGATTTTTTTCAATATCAGCTTCTGTGTAATTAAGTTTGGGGTTAACGTTAAAAACGGATTTTGAAGCAACAAAAAATCTTCCATTCTCAGGGTGATGCCCGAACACAACAGAGGGGGAACCGTCATACTTGGTAGAAATAGATACTTTAGATTTTTTGCCTGTAAGTGCTTCATGCACACCATGCAAGGTATTGAAGGTATGCTGAAAGCCTTCGTGGCCGGCATTGATAGGGTGATCTTCAGCATGCTCTAGGTGAGTTAGTTTTTCTTCTGTTGCTTCTGATAAAAATGACGTAAGGGTTAGCATCGTAATTAAATGTTAAACTTGATCTTAAAAGCGGTTCTTAAAATACCACGCAGATCACCCTTTTTTATACCTTTTTCAGGAATATCTCGTCTATAGTATTCAACACCATAAGATGCGAGCGAGGATGATTTAATATCAGAAGCGGATAGTTTCTTTACATTGGGTAAAGGGGAACTCCCACTTCCAGTATACCAATCGTAAATTTTATTATCATGTACAATACAAAAAAACTTATCATCTTTCTCAGCAAAATGCTGCATTAGTAAATCGTATGTTGTTTTTAAAACTGAAGAGTTAGTAGATCTATAAAAGGGTGGTAGTTTACCACCTCTGGAAGTTACTCCTGTATCTAATGGAAACCCAACTGTTAAATCACCTGTTTTATTTCTATAAAAATCGATACCATACAGAAATTCAGAGCCTGCAAATGCACGGGGTATTCTTATCCCTTCTGCAGTCACCATAGATTTAGCTAAAGTGTTTAAGTAATAAAAATCGTTAGCTAATCTCGATACACTAATATCAAAAATACTAACATCGCTTCTTATATCTTTTGTACCTTTTACCTCTACATTATATGCAGTATTTTTTATTTTAAGCACAATATCAGTAACGTTAGAGCCGGGAGGGGCGATAGAGACAATTTTTGCCCCGTATTCCTTTTCAAAAAAATTAGCTACTGTTTTTTGACCGGAAGCTCCAGAGCTAACTCTTGCCTGAACCATTTTATCTCCTTTTTTTATATTTATTAGATAAAAAAACCCCTCTTGCGAGGGGTTAAGTTGGTCATAAATAATTATTCAATATTTATATCTTTCATCTCTTTGTGTCTATAAAACTCTACTATCTTATCCTTTAACATCGCTGGTATTTCAATATAAGGGTATTCACAGAAAAAAGGACAAGAATTGGAAGGTGTAAGACCTCTCCAGGAATAAGTTATTAGGAACTTGTAAGCAAGTATTCTGTCTTCTTTTTTAGAAACATTAAACCTTCTCTTCTCTATTATTCTCTCTGACAACCTCTGTGGAGTATACATCACCGTTTTCCAGTATTTTTAAGTCTTCATAAGGGGTAGCAACACGTCTATAAAACTCTTGTTTGGCACACTCTAATACACCGATTATATTATTAATTGTTTGATACCTCAACCCTTCTTGGTTCATATACTCGTTACAAATATAAGAAATAAGATAGTTTAATTCACCTACGTTTTCAGGTTTAAAGTAAGCGCCCTGAAGTATTCTTCTGCTTTCTTTTGATATATACGGCATAATGTTTGGCCTGTCCTAGAGGACTCGAACCTCTGACCTACGGCTTAGAAGGCCGTTGCTCTATCCAGCTGAGCTAAGGACAGATGTTCGAAATTTATTAACCCCGGTTACGACATCCGGGAACACTTTTTAGCATCATAAAGACGGTGTTCGATTGTTTGTTTCAACTATTAGTTGAAAACGGCGCTGCCTTGAGCAGCGAAAGCTGCAGCTACCATAGCGCGCGAAGGCCGGCCAAGGCGGTAGGCTGTAAAGCCGTTTTTACCAGTGTTGCTGTAGATGGCGTATCCCATGGAGCGGAGCTCGGAGATGCGCGCGGCAACCGTACCTTCAGTAGTACGAAGCTGGTTAGCGATGGCGGTAGCAGAGAACTGCTTGCCAGTTTTGAGTACGTTAAGTACTTTAGTTTGAATCGACATTATCTATTTCCTTATGTGAAAATGCCCCGCCACAAAAAAGAGTATAACAGGCGGCGGTCTTTCCTGTTATACCCATGAAATTAAGCAACAATAAGTTCTTTAAGTTGCTCAACTTCTTTATCTACAAGAGGCCTTACAAATGTAATTTTAGGCTTATTACTTTTTTCTTTCTTAGATTGAATTTCAACAATCTCAGAAACGTACTTAGTAAATTGACCGGTGTTGAGAAGAAACTCACAAGCATGCCACTTATCCATCGGCTGAGGTAACTCAACCAGCTGAATATCAGTGTCACCTTGCTTTTGTAGATTTTTGATACGAAGGACTAAGTCCGAGCAAAAGCGAACCTTAACTCGACCCTCGTTAATAGATACACCGGCTACGGTAAACTTAGACATCACCAACTCCTCATTCAATATAAAATTATAGATCAAACCAAAACGTAAATCAAGTATTTTGGTAAATTAAACGCCGTAACCTTGGCCGGCCATTAAGTAATTATTTACCTTAATAAGCATAGTATTTTTGCTTTTAGCATTATTAAGTTCAGTAATAAACCGATCTTTGGTTGTGCGTTTGCCTGAAGATTGTTCTATGATAGAAATACATGTAATACGAAACTCTTCAGAACTCTGAGTTTCAAAGCTCTGGTAGAGCTGTTTAAGTCCGCTGTTTCCAACGGTGTCGTTTTTTATACGAGCTTTTGAACTATTCTGTGTCTGTATCATATAATCTCCTAACATTTATATTATATGATAGGTCATGAAAAAAATCAACTGTTACGTTACTAATCTAATTTGTCAAGATCGTCCATCGTAATAAGACGTTTTTCTAAAAACAAGTTCACAACACCAGTAACGCCTGCTATTTTTCCCCAGAGAAAGCAGAAAAAACAGGCGCCAAGCAATAATAATATTTGCGCTATGTCCGACCAGGGCATATTGTGTCCTTATACTTGGACGTAAGGAAGCCAGAGGTAAGTTTTCTTAAGAAGACGAGCTTTAATGGGATCCCAGTTCTCACCTTTAAACGTCTTCTTGTAGTAAGAATAAGACCAGAGTTTCTTACGTTGATTGAGGGTTTTTAAAACATTATAGGGATGATGTTTTGGATAGTAAAACTTTATTTCCATAGCAATATCATGCGCGTAAGCATCTATTTCATCAAAATCTGACAGATACTCCTTTTCTTCAGATCTTGGTCTTCGTGATTCTCTAAATTCAAGTGAAGATCTATCCATTTCTGACCCGTCTCTATGTTGCCATTGTAACTGGTGAATTGTTTCATGCTGGCATACTTGTGAAATAGAAAATTTAAACTCTCGCCAACGACTCTCATTTATATGCAAAGTTTTACAGGTTTCAGATAGATTAAAAATTACATACTTTGTATTAACATCCATATCGTAAAGACCGGATACGGAGTATTCATTGCGTTTATAGTCTTTGTACGTTTCGTATTTAAATCTAAATGGCAGCGGTTTTTTGAATGCTCTGTTAAGAACGTCGCAAATATAGAAATATGAAGACGGCTTAGTTAGCCTATCTTTTTTAGATTCTAAAATTTGGTTGATCTCGCCTGCTAGAAACATACGAATTCTCCTCTGGTTATTTATATTTTTATACCTGAGAAGTCTTTTTTGGGTTTGAAGTGTTTTGTGAAACTGAAATCGGGAGCTGACGTCTCATCTGAGTCTGCACCGGAATCTATAAGATTTTTTTGAGCTGAAGATTCTAGATCAAAAAGCTTCATCTTGGCACGATCAATGCCAATCATAAATCTCTTATAAAATGTAGGGTCATTATAGCGGTTTTTCAACTGCTTGACCATTATTTGGTTTAGCTGCTCGAGCTCTTCTGTACTAATAAGCGCAAACATAAAGTCTGCTGTTGCCGGTAGACCGAAAGATTCGGATGTATCAGTCAGTTCCACATCAGTGTTCGAGTAACCTGAACGCGTTGTCTGTGTAGCTGACACGATAGGTAAATTAAATTCTACAGCAAGACCTCGTAACTCTTCAGCTATGGCCTTAACATATGTATAGGAATTGACACTTCCACCAGGCTTAAATCTAGAGGATGCGCAAATGTTAAGATAATCCACAAAAATTATGTCTGGTTTAAATGATCGTTTTAACGCCAGCTCATTTAACAAGCCTTTAAAGTGACCTACATGGGCTGAAGCAGTTGGGTATTCTTTAATAATTAATTTACCGTGAGTTCGATCAGATAACTTTTTCATCCTATTTTCGAACATACTTTTAGACAGGTCTTTTAGCTGATCAATATCTATACTGAGTAGATTAGAATCAATACGCTCGGCAATTCTCTCCTCAGCCATCTCTAACGTAATATAAAGTACGTTTTTACCTTTGGCTATACAACTAGCGGCCACATGACACATAAAAAGGGATTTACCGACCCCGGTACCGGCTAGTGCAATGTTAAGAGTCTTGTTAGGTAAGCCCCCCTGGGTAATTTTATTAAATAGATCCAAATCAAAAGGAATGCGAGATTCTATTCTGTGATAAAAATCATATCTTGATTCTGAATCATCGAAGTAGTCATGACCCACTGATGTATCAAAACATACCCCAAGGGCTTCTTGAAGTAAAGATGGTATACCGTCTTTGGTATGTTTTTTATCGTTACCTTCAAGTATGCTAATAGATTGTAGAATGGCATTGTAAACGGCCTTGTCTTTACAAAACTTTTCTGTTTCGTCTACTAGCCAACTCTCTTCATTTACCTCATGCACACGTAACGTAGCGGTAAGTTCAATGGCTTCTTTAAAAGTACCCTCCACTAAATTACTATTTTGTAGGGTAATGGTAAGAGCTTCAACGGTTGGGGGCTTATTGTACTTGGCAATAAACTCATTTATTGCATTAAAAACAACCCTGTCTTTCTCGTCACTAAAATACTGATCTTTTAAGAAAGGAATTACCTTTCTCATATATGATTCGTTATGAATCAGATTTTTCAGTATCGTTGTTTCGAGTCTGTTCATAGTTATCAATGGCTTCTTTCAGAATATCGTTTACAATAATCTCTAAAGTGTTTTTAAACAAGTCACTCTTTTCTAAATCTTCCTCTAAAATTTCGGGTTTATAAATCACATGATAATCAACGGAAAGCTCACCACTAGAATCTTCTTTTAAATCTAGCTTTTTAATCTGAATGACTACCTCACTAAACTCCCCGTCAATAATTTCCACCCCCCAGCTCTCACCCTCAACCCAGGGTTTATAGAGGTCATTCCTCAGCATTTGCATACTCCTGATCAATGTCTAAATCATCAAAATCATTGGACATTATGCTAGAGCTAGAAACCTGATATGACTTTTCTATAAATTGCTGGAAATTTTTAGAGGATAAAATAGGTATCCAGAATTCTTTAGTGTATGTTTCTTTAGCTCTAAACTTTTGTTCTTCCCCTTTACGGGAGTACCAACCGTTGGAAGGCTTGGTAACAAATCCCCCCTCAAGAGCAACATCAAGTAAGCCAGACCATTTACTAATACCGCCCTCAAAAGATACCTCAACCGGTATTTTAGATTTTTCCCTCACATAGCGTGACTTCTCAATATTAATAATAAAATTATACCCCGTTAGATCACTGCCGTCTTTTTCCTGTTGTCGACCAATAATGTAAATATTGTCAGCTGAATAGTACACACCTGTACCACCGGAAACAATATCCTTTGGAAACATACCGATTTCTTTATAGGTATGATTAACCACAACCATTGGAATATCTTTAAGTGTAAGATGAGGGGTTACCATTCGAAAGAGAGACTTAAGTTGCTTAGCTCTCGACATATCTGCAACTGACTTGCCGTCTAGAGCATCCTCTACTTCTTTTTTAGAAGCTAAGTTACCCACTGAATCAATTATGATAATAACATGATCACCGCGTTCAATGTTATTGAGCTGGGCCATAGCATCATGCTTAAGCTGCTCAATATCAGTAATAGGAGTATGCAATACACGGGTAGTATCAATACCGAATGAATCAAAATAAGACTGAGGTGAACCGAATTCTGAATCATAAAATAATACTACCGCATCACTGTACTTTTCTAAGTACGATTTAGCTAATAATAACGCAAAAGCAGTCTTAAAATGTTTAGACGGCCCAGCAAATACTGTTAACCCAGGTGACAACCCTCCATCCAGACGCCCGGAAAGAGCTACGTTAATCATTGGAACCGGGGTCTGAATCAAGTCTTTAGCGTTAAAGAACTTAGACTCTTTTAATATCTCAGAGTCACGTATCGTAGAATTCTTTTTTAATTTATCAAGTAATGACATAACCACTCCTAATTTCTTATATTATAGCATAACCAAAAAAATAATTCAAGCTCAATTACACCAACTTTGTTTAGCTTCACCGTAATATTCTCTTGCAAAACCATTTTGGATTAACATCATTCGTAAGGACTTACCGTCCAAAACTATATCCCCTAAGACCCGACCTCCAAATTTATCCCAGTCCATAAGTAAGACTTGGCGCTTCTTAGCTTGTGTAACCTGTTGGGTAGCAAATTGGGTAGCCGCCTTACCTCTGGCGTCCTCAGCTGGGCACTGGGCGCGATGACCTTTTTCGGGAGTATCAACACCAAAAATTCTTACTGCGAGCTCTTTAGGTAAAGGATCTGGTAACCAAGGAGCTCTAAAAGCTACCGTGTCTCCGTCCTTTACTCTTGTAATTTCAACGTCATATAAAACACCGGGTTTTTGTTTTTGTGCTTGTGCGGGAGCTGTGATTACTATTGTAAATACCGCAGCTATAAAAATATACCATTTCATCCGAATAATCCTTCCAATGTGGCTTGTTCTTTTACTTGCCACCCAATGCAGCTAAGTAAAGAGTTGAGGGGGTCAAGAAACGATTTTTCAAACATCGTGTCATAATCTATGTAATCATGAAGCTTGAACTCAAGAGGTACTTCATTTGCAAATGTAATCACGTGTGTCCCTAGTGGATTGGGCTCACGTAGGTAAAGAAACTTAATTTTATCACCCTCTTGAATTAACTGATACTTTTTTTCAAGATTGTTTGTAGCAACTAAATGATTATATATTAGCGCCCCTCTTACATGAATAGGGGTACCTTTACGAAATATGGAATTAGGATCACTGTACTCTTTAATGCCGTTAACTCCTCTAGGAAAAGCAATCTCTTCCGGATTAAGTTTTCGCCATTTTACTTCTAGATCGCTTACATATTTTTTAAGTGTATCTTCATCTTTAGTCAGTGCAATAGAAACTGCTTCCTTAAGCGCTTTTCTTACAGGCGCCGGAGTAGAAGATCTTACAATCTCCATGCCTAATACTTTTAATTTAGGTGTTTCATAACTCACCCCTTCTGAATTATAAACGTTTACAGCGTATCTCTTCTTAGCAATCCAAATACCTCTATCGGCAATAATTTCCCGCTTAAACTTAATTTTTTTCTGATACGTGTTTGTGTATGTTAAGAGGTTGTCACAAGCTTCGTTTATAATTGGCTCAATTTGCTCATTACTGTACCTATCGAGTTTTTCTACAATTTTAATTTTTTCTAGATCAGGCATATTTTTCTTTACCAGATCCCCTAGGGTAATATACGTAGAATCGGTATCAGAATAGAAAGAGTATTCCTTACCTTTTGTTTTAGTTTCTGTGCTGACAAACTCATTTAGTTTTTTTGCTATAGAACGAATAATAAGCTGACCGGTCATTGTAATACCTTCAGCAATTCGTATATCATAATATCTAAAAAACACATTACCCATGGCACCGTAAAGTGAATTCATTAAAATTTTAGCAGCCATTTGCTTTGAGTTTAAACTAGATATTAGACCTAGGTACTTAGGGTCTTTCGTCTTTTCGTATTTTTTTTGAGCATCAAGCATTTGCTTTTTAGCTTTTTGACGCTCGCTAAAATAAAATTCAATTAGTTCAGGAAATATTCCTTTTTTATCTCTTCTAAAACACTGCCCGTTGGCAGTCATTGCGTGATTATTATTGTGGACATTATCAGTATTAAATTCTCTATCAATAAGTCGTTGAATAGAACGCTCATCATCGGCAAGATATTTCTGCCCGTCTACTAATGTTTCTGGCGACATATTCCACGACATAATAATAGACGGATAAAGAGAAGTGGCATCAAACGATATAACCCAGTCATATTGTCCGGGCTTGGGTTCTTTTACAAACGCACCTATGATCTGTCTATCGGCAGCTGGATCTACTGGAGGGGGGTTATGTACTATAATATTCTCTTTTAAAAGTTTATTATAAAGGATACAATCCCAAGTTCTTACTGATGAAAAAATATCTGTATAATTACACTTGGCATCATATGCCATTGTAAGAATAAGATTAATAATTTTCATCTTATCCTCCAATTGGTCTACAAGCTCAACGTCTACAATATTATAATCTACAAACAGTTCCCAATCCTTGGTATAAAATTCTTTAAAGGAACCGTAGTCATGTTTAATCTTCTCTTTACCCAGCTCTTCTTGCGCGACAGTATCTAGTCTATAATTTTCAACCATCTTATAAGAAAACTTTTTATAAAGATCAAGAAAATCAAGAATAGAAATACCAGACCAGTCGTATGCAAGTTGAGTTCGACCCCTTGCATACGGAACTTCATGAGTGCGAATATTACCCCACGGGGAACATTCGTCTAAAGCCTTCTCACCTAGCACCCGAAGTATGCGCGAAGACAAATAAGCAATATCAAACAGCTGGACGTTCCAGCCAGTTATAATATCAGGGTAGTTTAATTTAAATTCATTAATAAATTTTCTCAGTAAATCAAACTCATCAGTACATTGAACGTAGTTAACATTTTCCTGTTTGACTAAGTACGGTTTGCATCCAAAAGAAATAATTTGCTTGGTATTAAAATCTTGCATTGAAACAAGAAGAATTTCTTCTTGGGCGTTTCGTGAATCAGGAAAGCCGTATTCAGTAGAAGTTTCAATATCGATGGTCACTATTTTTAATAGTGACATATCAAAACTGATCGTACCAGGAAAAAGTTTACTAATGAATTGGTAACTGTAGTTATAGTTACCGTAGATTGGAAAGTTACTTACCTCTTTATACTGATTAACAAAATCACGTGCTTCCATCATAGTGTTAAACTTGACTTTATCAAGATTCTCACCCCACATGGTCTTATATTTGGATTCTTTACCAGTTCGTACATAAAGAACTGGCTGAAAGGGTATTTTCTGATTTACTCTTTTTCCGTCCTTAAATCCTCGAAAAAAGACATTATTACCCCTACTAAAGACATTGGTATAGAAGAGCATACACTATTGTAAAATGAAATAAAGAAGAAGTCAACTGTTTTTTTATAAATATACGGTCTATCTATAATTATAGAAGACAAAATTTGTAAAATCTACTTTCCAGGAACCAAATGAAGAAAACATTTTTTAAGGTTTTCTTTGTTATGGCTACATCACTTACGTCAGCTATTGCTCAAACAACGTATGATTCGAAAACACTGGTAGACACTAATAATAATAGTACCAGTACAAGCACTGTTAATTCTACCAACAATAACACATCGACCTCTACCTCCACGAGCACGTCGACGGTTAACTCCACCTCTACTAACGTAAACACCAATAACAACGTTAATAGTGGGACTCAGACCTTTAATAACAATAACCACAACACCGGTACGGTTACTTATAACAACAACAACGTTAACACCGGTACAATGACGTATAACAATAATAATGTTAATACGACTAATTCAGATAATAAAAATACCAATGTTAATACCTCTAATTCCAACAACATTAATACAAACATTCAGCAAGGTGAAATGACGAATAGAAACATTAATGATAATAGAATTGATCAAAGAGTAATCTCTCCTCCACCTACAGCTATTGCTCCTGCAATGATGTCTGGGGGTAATAACGACTTATGTACTACTGGTACGTCTGGAGCTGTACAAACGCAAATTTTGGGTGTGAGTGCTGGTGGGACAGTTAGGGACTTAAATTGTGAGAGATTAAAGCTTTCAAAAACACTCTATGACATGGGTATGAAAGTAGCAGCTGTTGCAACAATGTGTCAAGATAGAAGGGTGTTTGATGCGATGTGGGCAGCAGGAACTCCTTGTCCTTTTGATGGAGAAATCGGTCAAAAAGCAAGAACATTGTGGGAAACTAATTTAGATAAGTGGCCAAAACACGAAGAAGTAAAAACAGATGATACATTTAAGAAAATTGGTATTGGTGCTCTCATGGGCGCTGTTGTTTATAAGCTTTTCGGCTTCTAAAGCTGAGCCTCTAGACCCAAACCAAGTCTATAATACTGGTAACCTAGTATTACCCACTCCCTATGGTGGACCTACACCATGGGTGAATGGTGTTTATCAAAATGAACTAACTTGCTGGGCCTTTGGACTTTTTGGCTATTGTGGACCTAATCCAATTGTAAGACCAGGCAACAATATAAACTTTTCTTATGGATGGACAGACCTCTATCAATCCCAATCTATAGCTAATGTACTTCCTAACTCAGGTACTGGATTGAGAGTGAATGGATATAATTTTGGATTTCAGGCTAAAAATGGAAATGGTTGGGATGATGGTAGAACTGATGTACTGTATGCATATGTACAATTCAATAAACCCGATGGATCGTTATTATTAAATCATACTCATAATCTTACTTACCAATTTAACTGGACACAATTTAACTATAACCATAATTTCTCCACACCCTACCTAGCGAAAGATATTGGAACATTTAGATATGGTTTTGTTGGTAAGGATAACAATTTCTGGGCTGGTCCATACGGGCCAGAAATTAATAATGTATCTTTTAGCTTAAAATATTCGGTAGACCCATGTACAGTAAATGTACTAAGTTCACCTTCTTGTCCGGGTTATTTAGAAGCATTGGCAAAACTTAATAAACCTGCGCCTGCGCCTGTATCTGAACCTATCACAACTACTTCTTTACCGGTAGTAAATTCCTCTTCTACTGCTAATACATATTCTCTAATTACTACTAACCCTGGTCAAGCAAAACAAAATACAACACCAGCTCCTACTACCTCGGTAAATAATACTAATATAACTACACCTTCTTTAAATACAATTTTAGGAATAGTAAGAGCTGAACAATCTAGAATTACTGCAGTAGAGACTTCTACTGTACAGCAAGCAAACGAATCAGCTACAACTGCTTCTGTACAAGCCCAGCAGACTGCGGAGAGAGTTGCATCATTAGCTTCCTCTTCTTCAGGTACAGGTTTAGGGTTATCAGCAGGACCGGCAGTATCATACACCTTGCTTCAAGCCCCGGGACAGGGTTCAGTTATTTCATCAGAAGTTTCTTTAGTAGGACCTAACCCTATTAAAGATCAAATTGACAACGCCCTTCAAAATCAACAAAACCAAGTTCAAGAAAACCAAAATCAAAAACAAATAGAGGTAAAAAGAAACGTTCAAGACAATGATGCAGCCGCTGGAGTTAGCATAGCAATGCTTGCCAAACAACCCCCAGGGTTTGAATTATATTCTATAGGGATGAGAGAAAATAATTTTTATCCCCCTAAAGAAATATATAGAGAACAGAGAGTTGTAGATAATGAAAGAGTATTACGACAATTAAATAATAGAAGTGATAGACTACATCAGGAGATGGTGAATGAACAATATAAAAATTGATAGACCGGAAACACGTGGATCAACCCCTATTCAAACAGAAGCGACTTTTTTCCCCGGTGTTATTAACACCGAATCTAATGATATAGACCTTAATAACGACGGGATAGTAAGCACAAAGGAAGAAAAGTTGTATGAAAGAAAAGCTGCTAACAGAAGAAGAATGGCTTGGGTTTCTTTAATTGCAATGATTATATCAGCATTTGCAATTATGTTTTTAATTCCAGAAACCAGGTTACAAAAAATTAACTCAATGTTAGATCTTTATTGGATATCGTTGGGCGGTATCGTGGGTGCGTACGTAGGAATTAGTACCTGGATGTCAAAACGATAAAAGGAACAAAATGGGAGAAGAAATTAAAGACGTCAATAAAAAAGTTGACGAGATGGAGGCGGCGGTAAAAAAATATGCCTCTAAAGACACAGTAATTAGTATAGGGGGGTACGAATTTACTCCTGCTAAATTAATGGTAGCTTTTACTATTGTATCTTCTATTCTTGGTGGACTGTATGGTGCGTTTGAAATTTATAAGTCCTATCAGGATATGAAAACTAAAATAGAAAAATATGTAGCACCCGACCTAAGTGAATTTGATAAGAGATTAGAAGTAATTGAAAAGAATCAAAAATCAACTACTGATGCATTAAAGGATGGCGCAGCGAAGACCGCTGACTACACTCGTGACATAAAAAATGATCTAAAAAATGACATACGTCGTTTGGAAAGCGTGGTAGAACAAGTTGAGCGAAGCTCTAAACAAATGCAAAGGGAAGTCAATCAGAGCTTAAAAGAGCAAGATAGTGAATTAAGACAGATTAGAAAAGAAACTGACGATAAAATTAAAAAGGCTCTGGACAACCCGTTAGCAAAATAGGAGGGTTAATGGCCGAACCTAAACCTCCTAGTATTGCTAAAATGGCAGTAGGAACAATAAAGGAAGCAAAAGAAGCTGGCGAAGAACTTGGAAGAATGATTGTTGAAATGCAGGCTCAAAACGAGCGGCAAATAAGACAACATCAAATAAAAGTATTAAATGATAGGCGCGAGGCAAGAGCACACGATCGGCAGTTAGATCAACGGGCTTTAAATGAATGGATAGCTGAGAAAGAACGTGCCAAGAATTTAGAGCAAGTTAAGGCTGATGTGGAAAAAACTTACGGCAAAGGTTCCTGGGAAAAAATACAGGCCACTAAAGCTAAAATGAAGCAGATAGAAGCTGAAGACAAAAAACATGCTGATGAACTTAGAAACCAAATGAACGATTTATTTTGGTGGTGTTTGGGAGCAGCCGCATTAATTACATATGTCTTTAAATTGTATAAATCATGAGACCAGCTCATATATTTGCTATTTTTAGTATATTTTTAGCACTGTTTTTAATTTGGATTGAACATCAAAAATAACATAAATACAGTAGTAATTTAGGAAAGTGGAATGAACGATAAAAGACTATTTAAATGGCTTGGTTTGTTAATCTTATTACCGCTTGCTTTAGCAATTTTTGGTGGTGATCGATTCAGGTATCCCTGTCAGGACCCGGCTAACTGGGATAAGGAGCTCTGTAAGTTACCTTTCTGTGATGTAACTAGAACCTGCCCAGAACATATCTTTAAAGGCGGTAGAGACCCAAGGCTCGGTCCTCCTAAAGACCAACCGATAGCACCTACCTCTCCAACCCCACAACTATCTCAACCAACGGTGAATTGCAAATGAACTTTTTCAGTTATGTATTAAGTTATTTTAAGAAAGATAAGGGAGCTGTTCCTGTGGAAGAAAAACAATCTGACTTTATGTACACCGAAGATCAGTTAATGGCTAGATTAAGATTCTTTATAGGAATTTGTCTTGCCCTCACCCTAACTGGAATTGTATTCGTGGTACTATATTCCATAATTTTTGTTACTCAACCCCTTAACGCTATCTCCCCCATTGATCAGAAATTTTTTGAACTTATCATTCCTATTGCCACATTTTTAACTGGTACCTTATCAGGTATTATGTTAGCTGGAAACGATAAAGATGCAAAAATGAAAGCGTTAGATATGGCAGCAGGATCAAACAAGCCTTCCTCGCCTTCTCCCATCGGTGGGAGCCCTATTGCACCAATTAGACCAATGGGAATGGCCTCCACAATGGGAATGGCCCCCACAATGGGAATGGGTACAAATACATCAACCATGGCCTCTAGCCCTATGGGGGGAATGTCACCTGCAGTAGATGAGGATGGAGCTGTAAGACCGGTGGTAAGAAGACCGGTTACTCCCAGGATTGATGAAGTATGATTATGGATTACTATGTAAGAATGTTTCTTTGGTGGTGGTACTTACCATTTGTAATACTCGGTAGCAAAGACGACTAGTCCCAAAGACCACGGTAATATTTTCCAAATAGACGAAGGCCATTATCAATACGCTTATTGTGTGCGGTAAGGCCTTCTTCGTCTACTTTAATTTTTTTTAATTGATCTATAAAATCTTCACCCTCGTCTACTTCTGAGTGATCAAAAAATTGAGCATCGTCATTTTCTGACGAAAGCTGGGTAAACGCCCAGATCATTTCTTCTAACACCCAATCCCACCGTTTAAAATAATTATCATCCACCCCATGCTCCTTTACTGGTGGTGCTGATGTAGACTTTAATTCTTCCGGAACATCATTATTATCAACAGCTGGTCCCCCGTGGGTGGTTTCTTTTAATTGCTTTAACATAGGTACGATAATTAAAGCAAGTGTATGATCCATAGACCATGTGTCCCATGGGTCTATTTGTATTTTTACTACCCGTTCTTTATCTTTTTTAGGGTAAGTGCCTATTCTTACTTTCACGCTGTTCCTTGGATTGGTTACGAGCTGAAATGTACCCGTTTTTAAGCGAGAATACTATAGCATCACCTTCTCGCCAATCTTGATCCTTACAAAATTCAGGAGTAAATTCTAAAATACTATCCCCTGAGTTATCTTCGGCGTTTAAAATTTTTGCTGTATATGTTTTCATATTGTTTGGTAGGCCCGGAGGGGCTTGAACCCCCGACCAAGCGATTATGAGTCGCCTGCTCTGACCAACTGAGCTACAGGCCCAATTAGGGTTATCGTATTACTGTAGTTCGCTGAACGTTGACGTAGGAACCAGGGTTATAGGGAAGGGCAGTAGTACGTACTCTACCATCCAAAATATACGTTACATTATACCCTACAACAATTTGTTGAAGTTGATTGGAATAAGAAGTCATGCAACGCGTTTGATAGACCGGTTGAGATTGATGATGATAATCACCTACTACTATCTCCCTACTTTGGCGAGAACGCGAATAGTCGTCTCCCATTTTAGCGCCTATAACAACACCAGCAATTCTTGCAACTTCTCGGCCGGTACCACCTCCAATTTGATTACCGATAGCTCCACCAACAACAGCACCAACGAGACCACCAGTACTTCCAAAAACAGTGTCGTTAATAGCACCGATGACACCGCCTGAAGATTGATGTTGTTGAGAGTAAACAGGCTGTTGATTGCAGGAGTTTTGCGCCACCGTTACAGGTTCATTACGTATAATTGGTTCGACATGAGTAACAGGGGCTAGCTCAGCGTGAACAGCAGCACTAACAAGTAGTAAAGATGCAACAACGGTTTTTTTCATAAAAATCTCCTAATCAATAACTATATTATATAGTATCGCAGGAAAAAATCAACTGTTACGTTACTTATTAAATTTACTAGATAGAGCTAGTAAAATGGCTAATTTTTTTAAGAGCGTCTCTACGCATCAAAAAACGTCTGTTATTGTCTTTTTTATATACAGTAATATAATCGACCCCATCAATTGATTGTACTTTAGTATAGTCATCACAAACCCAGATTTCTGAATTTAAAGGGTTTAATAGTGTTACTGGTACTTTTTTATTTTTATACACGGTGATGGAAAACTGTACCTGGTGATTGCTGGGTTGGAACTACAATCCCTGTACCAAAAAGACGATTGTATTGGTTATATAGTTCTTCAACTGGTTCCTCATTCCAAACTACCTGGGTGCGTGACAAAGTTACGGCATGCTCTTTGGTATAAGGGGCGTATGGAAGCATTCCCATTGAAACTCCATCAGGCGATTTATCAGATCGAACTAATTGAAGTATGCAAGGAGTCTTTAGGGTAATTGTTGTATCTGTTTCTAAAGAAACATCAGCAATAATTTCTTCACCAGTTATGATTTTTAATAATCTAATCATTTGCCAGGCTTTCTATAAATTTGTGTGCAATAACTTCATTGTAAAAAAGTTTAAATCTAACTTCCATTGTATACTGATTCTGACAAACAATCAATATCTGATCGTCGAGGGAGCTGGCCTTTATAAGCCAGTCCCCGACGCGTACTACTCTTAACGAGCAAAGATACATTACTCCCAGTCAATATTGAAAATGAGTTCGATGTTTAGCTCGTTTTTTTTGTACTTCTAAAAACGAATTGTAAAAATTTTTAAAAAAATTATTTAACTTCTTTAGCATTTGATTTTTCGGTCAAAAGTTCAGGCTTTAATTTCTTTTGCTTTATTTCTTCAACCATATTCTCATCTGCAATTTCAATTTTACGAGCTTTCCTATGCTCAGGTATAAATCTTTCTAAAGCAATTTTAAGCATGCCATTGATCATTGACGCACCTTGAATAACGATTTGATCATCAATAGCAAAACTTCGTGTAAAAGCACGAGTTGCAATACCTTTGTAAAGAAACGACTGTGTGTCATCTTTAGCCGTACCTTTAACAATAAGGCGATCACCTTCCAGCTCAATTTCAATATCTTGCTTCGAGAAACCAGCCACAGCTAACTCAATAACATATTTGGTATCTGAAGTTTTGTAGATATTATAGGGCGGGTAATTAGGAATATTTTTTGTGATATCATCATGCAATTTTGCCAGTCTTGTAAACTGGTCATCAAAGCCTACAAAAAATTTATCCATATCCTTAAACGAAGGGCCAAAGAAATTAGACAAAGTAAGAGCGTTACTCATTATTTTTCTCCTAGCAATTACTTAGATACTTTGAGAGCTTTGGACAGATCGAAGTTTACCAGCTCTTCACTAACTTTTGTTGCAACGTCATAGGTCGATTTTGCAACAACTTTAGTAAAGTTGGTTTGAGCATCGATAAATGCTTTGAGAGGTTTTTTGTAGTCTTCTTGTTTGACAAAAAAGTCAATATAGGAAGATTTAGAGGATTGAACTGCGTCAATAAATGAATTAATAAAAGTCAACATAGGTTTCTCCTTGTTAAGCGAGTTAAAAATGCTACCCTATCGGCGTAGCGGCAATTGGTGGTTTTTACTGAACCACCAAACAGAGACGTCTCCCGACGTGTTCTATTAATATATATGCTTTAATCGTCAAAATCAACTCTTTTTTTACCAATATTATATTTTGTCTGTAAATCCCAGTCATCCTTTTCTTTAAAAGCGATAACTTTAATTTGTGAAAGAGGGGCAAAATCGGTAAAAAGATTTTGGTTTAAAATATTAATTAGTCCCCAATCAGACAGTAGCTTTGCAATGGTGTTACGACGCTGGAGGTCGTTGTCTGTGAGATCAGCAAGTTTACCATCAAGGGCAAATAATTCTTTAAAATGAACTATAAAGTAGCGGCCCTGTTTATGTAGTATATGACAGGATTGATAAAGTATTTTTTCCTTACGAGAAGCCACGCCGATTCTGGTAAGAGTTTCTCTAACCTTTAAGAAATCATCCGGCTTTACAAGCGTTACTTCTAACGGCTCGTACCCAGGCATGTCAATTTTGAAAAAATCATTTGACATTACTTCCGCCTTTTTCTAGTTTTTGTTTTAAATAATTTAATTGGGTCTGAGATAGAATGGTTAGAGCTTGGCGGGCTTTATCTATGCTGTAGCCATAGTATGCTTTTACGATTTCTATCGATTCATGTTTTTCGGCCTTAATCCACTTATTAAATCGTTTTCTCGGCCGAATAGTATTTATAAGAAAGTGAAACTGTAACTTTTTATCCAGATGGGAACGGGAATTCATCTCATTGGCAAAAATCACTGTATCTGAGCCATAGGACAACCCTTTGTTTATTAGATAAGGTATATACTGCTTTTCTGACCATTCGTCAACAATTAAATCTTCTTTGGAATAGTTTATAGCGTTTAAAAAATTAAACGGATTAATAGAAGGGGCTTTATAAACCTCCTCCTCTATCGTTTCAACGGGTGTACCAAATACGTTGTTTATATCCATAGCATTCTTAACAGACCAATAGTATCTATAGTAGTTAGCAGGATATAGTTTGCAAGCATTCCAAAGCTCTTCCTAGTCCAAGCAGCCCAAGCATACAAAGCGCAGCCAGCAATCCACACAGGGTAAAGTACCAAAAGGGGTGGATTGGGAACCGTGAAAGCCATGGTAATGGAACAACCAATACTAATAGCCCAAGCAAGCAGCTCAACACAAAACCTAAATTTATTAGATACAAAATCATTTTTTATCCAATCAAAAACTCCATATAAAATATCATTCATTTAAGCTCTACTGATGCCATAATTTCTGTGAGACAAGCTACGAGATTTATTTCTTGATCCGCTACAAATGCAGATTTATACTGATAGTCAGCTACGGTGAGAACTAACTGCGGTACTTGGTTGGTAATAGGAACCAGGGTATCGTATATTTTTCTAAATAGAGAAACAGGATCATTGTCCAGGTTATGTACAACCCATGTTCTCATTTTTTTCCAGTCTTTGCCTTTAAGGGAAGCTACTAATTCATTCATGTTAGCTTCACCTAAATTAATTAATATACCCTCGTCAATGAGCCCGGCCTGGGAGTAGCGCTGTAACTCGTTAAGTGTTCTACGAAAATCAGGAAAGTGTTTCTCTACAACTTTAGCTACTACTTTTTTATCAAATTCTATTTTTTCCGTATTAAGTATATTTACAATACGAGTAAAAAATGAACCAGCTATTTTTTGCTTTTCATCTTTAGGTATTTTGAATTCGATAACCGCACACCTAGAATGTAACGGGGGGATGATACGATTTTTAAAATTGCAGGTAAAGATGAAACGGCAGTTATTGGCAAATTCTTCTATAAATCCGCGCAACGCCGGCTGGGTAGAGTTAGGATTGAGGTAATCAGCCTCGTCTAGAATAACTACTTTTGTGTTACCGGTAAAGGAAACAGTAGATGCAAATGACTTGATTTTAGTACGAAGAACATCAATACCGGATTCTTCTGAACCGTTAATTATAATGTAGTCAGAGTTTAGCTCTTCACAAAGTGCTCTAGCTACGGTTGTCTTACCAGTACCGGCTGTACCGCATAGAAGTAAGTTTTGTATTTCACCATTTGCAACTAGATTTTTAAAATACTCTTTTTGCTCTGCTGGAAGTATACAGTCATCAACAGTTAACGGGCGGTATTTTTCCACCCAGAGGAAATGCTCGTTCATAATATAGCCTTATAATCAATTTAAAGTACCGAACCCGGTTCACAAGCAATCCAGTATTGTAGCTGTTTAGACTCATGCTTAAAGTGTAAAAACTTTGCCTTACCATTTGGTGTCTTAGCTACTGATACTTCATAAGCATCTGGAATAATTTTTAAATTTTCTACAGCAATAAAAATATCAAAGTTATCAAATGACGTCCCAAGTTGTTTACAAAAATTAGATGCGGTATCGTTTTTTCTGTCACTTACTTGCAACGTTACACTTTGATTTTTATTAGTAACTGAAATGGTAGGAGCACCCGTAATGGCTGCTGCCTTCATTACCATTTGTACATCTTCAGCGGCCAGTTTAAATTTATAAACATCTACGTGTTCAATTTCTCCGGAAGGGGCCCCGGTAACTAGGTCAGGATTAGAATAGAAATATTCGAACTTACCAGCGTTGCTTGTTACTGTAAGACTTTTATCACCAAACTCTACGTCCTGATTCTCCATCAGTGTTAACATCGCCAACAAAGAATTAAGATCGTAAATAGCAAACTCGTTAGGGATAGATTCTTTAATTGTTGCCTTAACAAAAATATTTTTTGCATTGGAGATTGTACTAATATTATCACCGGGCTTAAAAATAATATTAGTATTAATACTAGCAAAATTTTTTAAAATTAATAATGTTTCACTGCCGACTTTCATAATGACTCCACATAATAAAATTAATTATAAAGGACATACTGCTCCTGTTCAACTTCTTTCCATGGTAACTTACCGTTATAGTAATCCATCATGGCTTTGTTACCTTGTAAGAAAAACTCCCCCTGCACAGAATCACTTCTACTACCTACTCTATAATTAAGAGTATATTCCTTAGTACATCCAAACTTATTATAATTCTGTAAGAGTAAATTAGAAATTAATCTATCTACCTCCGGCTGCTCTTTAGGGTGACGTGCTCGACGATACCAGCATGGTGAAAGGTTTACTGCTAAATGCTTAGGTAAAAACCAACAACCAACGTCAATAAAGTTATCTTTAAGTACTGACTGCCACATACCTAGAGACTCACAGTCATCATTACAGATAAAAATTTTATTACTATCTACTATTTTTCTAAAAGTATAAGCCCAGATATTACCTTTTTGTATTTGCTTAACAAGCAGTTCAACGTGATTAGGTTCTAGCCAATTGTCTTCGTCGAGAAAACAAAAATAATCTCCATTTACTAAAAAAGTAGCAGCTCCGTATATCCGATGGCCGTTATAGTTATCAAAACCGGTTGCATAAGGTAGAGTCGTTATTTTTCTTTTTTTATTAGAAAAGTTGCTTAAAATATTGCGTGCTTTTTTCTCTCTCTCTTCTCCATCAATAACTACAAAATGCTCTACATTTGTATATGTTTGTCTATCAACAGAATCAACAACATCTTTTAGATATTGATTACCTGTTGTAGGGGTTATAATGACGACTTTAGGGTTCAATTTTAACTCCAGCTATAATATTTCTATCAAATACCCTTAAGTATGGAATTTGATATTTGTGTCTAAAATACCAAATATCTGCTTCAGAAATTTCAAACCTTTGAGTTATAGGGTTACAATGTTTCACAACTATTTTATCTACTACTGCTACATAACCGCCAAATATTGTCTGACCATTTTGACTTGAAAGTATTTTTTCAAATGCGTACTCTAGACCGTATCCCATCTTATAGGGGCTTGTGTCAAACTCATTACAAATAACATTATATGCTCTTTGAGAAAAGAACGGGCACATTATTTCAACGGTATTGAATAATCTAAAATCAAATTGCGGTTCAGTTGCTAAGAAGTCAACATGAGAGGGATGTCCTTCTCTGCTATACGAAGGCTGAAATAAATCAAAATTATGTTCTCTTCCCATCGCAAACAACGTTGCAATATCTTCTGGCGTTGTGAGAATATCATCATCAATTATACCGATATAGTCATACTGTCGGTAAATGTCTTTAGTAATAAACCGAGATATATTTTCAAACTTATATCCCGGTTGACTAAAAATATATTCTGCTTTTAACGAATTTAAATCCTTAAATTCTGTACCGTCATAAACCAGTAAACAAAGATCAAAATTTTGAGTTGTATGATCAGTTGTCCATTGCTGATGTAAACTATCCTTACCGCAACAAATTATTAATAAATTATTTTTTATCATAAACATCAATATGTACTTGTTGCATTAGGTTTGCAAGATCTTTTCTAGCTGGCATTTGCTTGTTGACATAAGCGGATCTAGGTGGTTGAATTGATTGAAAAATACCGATTTGTGAGCCTTGTGTGACGATAGGTGGCTCTAACCAATATACTTTCATGTTAAACACCTTAAACCAGAACGCTAGTTCTGCGTCGGCGGCAAAACAAATTTTATGTTGTGTCATACCGGAATATATTTTTGCCGCCGACTCTTTTTTAAATAAAATTGCGTCAGCACATCTATCAGCCGGGTGGTTTTTTAAATACCAATTTTTATTTGGTTCTAGTTGATCTATAGGAATATGTTTGCCACCCCCTTGGCCGAAGAAAGCTACATCCCAGTCATTAGGGAGTGTTTTAAAATGATCTAAAAAATATTCTATAAAATTTTCTTCTACTATTGCATCATCTTCAAATACAATACCATATTCAGCATTACCTTGAGAAATTAGTCTAAGGCACTCTTTATGTTTTAGACATAAAGAAACAACTTCCGGCTGTAGTGGATAGTGAGGAAAAAATTCATTCGGGTCCTGTTCTCTTCTTTGATGTTCTAAATGATCAGCCTGAAAGCTATTTACATAATCAATATAAGAAATATCTTGTCTGTCAAAATCTATAACCCATGTTATATTTTGAAACTTTTCAACTTCAAGTATTTTTTGCATCAGCAATCTACGTTCGGTATTACCTTTGTAGTGCGTGATAAAGGTAGGAAAAGTATTGTTCACTGTAAAAAAACCTTATTAAATTTTTCCATTACCATCTCAGGTTCAAACTTATCTACCACTTGCTTATAGTTACCCTGAAACCCCTTTATGTCTAATATTTTATTTTCAATATCAATAACATCATAAAGTAATTCAGTGTCTTTAAGTAAATTAATATGATGTTTATCATGACCACCGTTGTAAGCAAGCGTAGGCTTATTAAAATAAAGTGTCTCACATAACGCTAAACCAAAACTCTCCCCCTGCTGCCTGGCATGCAAGAACCCATCACATGTGTTTATAAAGTTAGCTTTCTTTTGTCTATCCACAATACTGTCAATATACCTGACGTTAGGGTGCTTAATGAAAGGTGCGGTGTTACAAAATAAAAATATAAAATCGTCTCTTGTATTTACAATATTTTCAATTATCTTTTTAACAAACGGTATATCAAATGTGTAATAACCACCAATACGTCCTATTACTGTTTTGTCTTTACTAATACCTAACTTCTCCCTGTAGTCACCGGTAGGTTCAGGTAAAGAAACAATATGTGGTACAAACGGAACAGTGCCTTCTGACATTGTACTAGACATCCACTCTGAAATATAAGCGTACCTATCCCCGTGGGGGTCGTTATGCTGAAAGACTGCGTGAACAGCTGTTTGTACATTTGTAGGTAAAAGCTCTCTATTGCCAGCTCTTAAAAAATATGCAACATTAATATCATTACAAACACTATCGAGCTGGTCCATGGTACAGGATCGTACCTCAAATTGGGACTTTATATATTCTAAGGACTCTTGTTCAGTACCCATGTCCTTCTCATACCCAATGCCTGAATTATAACAGATAACACTTTCATTACCTAATATTTCTTGATTGTATTTGGCGTAGTCAGTAACAGCTACAGCTGTACCTCTAAAGTTTAATGTATGAGTATGAAACAAAACTTTCATTAATATTTTCCTTCTATATTTTTGCTAAGAGCTGCTTCAGGTTCAAATCTACAAATGCGCCCTGTAAAGTCAAAGTTTGTTGATGAGTGCATACCTTCAGTTGTAAACGTACCGTTAACTACCTCTTTACATCTTCTAATAAACAAATCTACATTTGATTGCATACGGCTTTGGTAGAGGTGATAGATCTTATTTTCAAAAACTGTACCGATACCGTATAGTCCGTAGTTACCCAAACGCCATACTCCTTCTTGCGGCTCCCGTTCAAAATGGCTAGGATAAAACTGTTTCATTCGCACACCGTTTTCTTCAGCTACATAGCATATTTCTTGACCGACATCTGATCGTTGTGTTTCAAGAAAAGAGGGTTGATTTAAAACTGTATGTAAAGGTCGCCACATGAAGAAAAAAGCTGGGCTGCAAAATACATGAGTCATTGGTGGAATATGATTTGTGGCTTGAGCTACACCACATATACTTTTATTCTTTGCTACAAACTTAATTGCCTCATTAATAACATTGCCGTTTAAAGGTATACAATCGATATCAATGAACCCTACTATATCTGCCTGGCTATTTCTAATAATTTGATCCATCCAGTTACCAGGTCTAATTGCTGCAACCGTGTAATTAACCGGAATGTTAAAATGCTGCATTACCGACTTATGTGCGTTAACAAAATCGGAGCTTAAATTAGGAAAATAAAGGGTATGTATAGATACTTTCACACTCATATTAGTGACTCAATAATTTTATATTTGTCATACTTCGGTTGGTACCCAAGTGCTTTTAATTTTGTATTATCCATATACATGGATGCTACCTGAATAATCTTATGAAATTCAGTTGGTTCTATAGTACCAATTTTTGATTTAGATTCTGTTATCTTAACAGTATAGTCTATAAGGTCTTTAAATACAATAGGCTCACCATTACCTATATTATAAATCTGATTTAATTCACCTTTATCAAGTACTAGATTAATAGCTTTAACAGCATCCCTTACATGAATGTAGTCTCTAACAAAAAAGCCGCCATCGTAAAGTTTAATATGTTCATCATTTTTAATCTTTTCAATTAAGAACTGAAGAGCATTTTTTTGTTTAGATGCTTTTGTATCCCCTTTACCTACTACGTTGGCCAGGCGCAAGATGCGATAGTTTATTTTAAAAGTTTTACAATAAGAAATTAATAACTGTTCGGCTGTTCTTTTAGTAATAGAGTAAAAGCCTTTAGGATCACAATAACTATCTTCTTTAGCTGGTAACTCCGTATCCCCGTAAACAAACCATGAGCTTATAAAATTAAATGTATCCCCTTCTTTACAACTAGTTAGTACTTTCATTAATACATTTAAGTTGGTATGGATGTCAAGCTGGGGGTCAGTCAGTACGTTATAATTATCAACAGTAGAAATAAAATAAACTATGTTTTTTGTCTTTGTATCATAGTCGTCTCTTTCATTAATAATAACGTCGGATCTGATGGCACAAAAATGTGATCCAACAAACCCTCTGCCACCAAAGACATTAATCATTAAACTTCCTGATTACATTACCAATATATTCTACCACAGCATCAGTGTAAAGAGGTGAACAGCCCATGAAGAAAACATTACTTAAAGCAAGATTGGAGTTGGGGTATTTTCTAAAATCATCTAGATGTTTATACCCAGGATGAATTAACACATTACCAGAAAAATAATTACGTGTCTGAATCTTATTTGCTTCTAAATGCGATACAAAGAATTCCTTTAGTTCCTGGCTCTCACAAAAAGCCGGTACACCGAACCATGACGGGTCATTACCTTGTACGGCATTAATAGTTCTAAGACCAGGTACTTCTTTTAAGAACTGATCAATTTCATTCTTACGTCTACGTCTTAGTTCATCAATACGATCAACTTTTTCTAATTGAGCCAGGCCAATGGCACCCTGTAGGTCTAAAGGCTTAAGGTTGTAGCCGATATTAGTAAAAAGGTATTTGTGGTCAATAATACCGTCATAATTATCTAACCAGTAGTCAAAGCGTTTACCACAGGTACCGCATTCTAACATATTACCTTTACCTACGCAGTAACAGTCACGGCCCCACCAGCTAATACTTCTAGCCATTTTAATAAATTCTTCATCATTACAACATACCATTCCCCCTTCACCGGTACTAATGTGATGGGCTGGGTAAAAGGATGTGGTCCAGCAGTAATAATACTCTGTAATTAATTTACCGTTTACCTTTGTACCGAGACTATCGCAATTGTCACCAATCATTACCAGGTTATGTTTATCACAGATAGCTTTTAACTTATCCATATCTGGGGGATTGCCTAGCACAGGAGACACAAACACCGCTTTAGTCTTTGAGGTGATTTTTTCCTCAATCAAGTCAATATCAAAGTTAAGCGTATTGAGCTCAATATCAATAAAGACTGGCTTTAAGTTA